CGCAGACCTCCGGGGCGCAGACCTCCGGGGCGCAGACCTCCGGGGCGCAGACCTCCGGGGCGCAGACCTCCGGGGCGCAGACCTCCGGGACGCAGACCTCCAGGGCGCATACCTCCGGGGCGCAGACCTCCAGGACGCATACCTCCAGGGCGCAGACCTCCAGGGCGCATACCTCCGGGGCGCAGACCTCCAGGACGCATACCTCCAGGGCGCATACCTCCAGGGCGCAGACCTCCAGGGCGCAGACCTCCGGGGCGCAGACCTCCGGGGCGCAGACCTCCGGGGCGCATACCTCCAGGGCGCAGACCTCCGGGGCGCAGACCTCCGGGGCGCAGACCTCCGGGGCGCAGACCTCCGGGACGCAGACCTCCAGGGCGCAGACCTCCGGGGCGCAGACCTCCAGGGCGCATACCTCCGGGGCGCAGACCTCCGGGACGCAGACCTCCAGGGCGCATACCTCCAGGGCCTGAAAATATCAAAGGCTGTTGTCTTCACCGGCCTTTATAAATACATTGTAATGCTGGTAATTGCAGAGGATGGCACAGAATACATCCGCATGGGTTGCTATCTCCGCAAAGTTACCGAGTGGGAATCTGATTTCTGGAATAACCCTGGCGAATTCCCCAATGATGGCGATATGCCTAGCAAATTACGCTGGATGGCATATCAGACCGCGCTGGCATGGCTGGAACTGAACAGGGAGCAAAAGGAGTAGACCAATAAAGGGAGGGAGGATATCATGACGGAAGAAGGAAGCAACAACGCTTTAGTTGTCACTACTACGGTCCCCGGCTTCATGACCTGTGCGGAGATAGTTTCAAAGCTCAGGATAAAGTACCACGGCAAGACCTACGATGTGACCACGCCGGCAGGGATGAAGGAAGCTATCGACGCAAGGGCGGAACTGAGAGCTATCCGGATTACCTTGGACAAGGAAAAGCCAAAGGTGAAGGAAGATGCCCGCAATTCCTTGATTCAGTCGAGAAGGAGTACAAGGCTATTCGGGGCGCGATTATCGAGTACGAGGACATTCCGGACGCTGCTATCCATGCGGAAGAAGAGAGGAAAGAGGCCGCAAAGGAGGCCGAGCGCAAGAGGGAAGAGGACCGCCGCGCCCTCATCCTTGACAACGTAAACCGGATATCCGCCATTCCTTCAACGGCGGTGGGGCTGGACTCCAAAGGGCTGCAGGACCTGATAGAGAAAACGGTGTCCCTGCCGATTACCGGCCCTGACTTCCAGGAGTTCCTTTCCAAAGCCATATCAGTCCGTGACGACGCACTCCGGCAGTTAAGGGAGATGCTCTTGAAGGTGGCCGAGCAGGAGAGGATTGCATCAGAGCAGGCCGCTGAACAGGAGAGGGTACGCATCGAACAGGAAGAGATTGCCGCCAGGCTCAAGGAAGCTCAAGAGAAGATGGACGCCGAGAAAGCCGAGAGAGAAAAGGAAGAGGCGATCCGGCGGGCAGAAGAGAAGAAGCGCCTTGACGAAGAGGCCGCCAGGATCAAAGCCGAGCGGGAGAAGTTCGAGGCTGAGCAGGAAGAGATCCGCCATCGTGTCGCGGCAGAGCAGGCCGAGCGCGACCGGGTTCAACAAGAGGCCGCCGATAAACTCCGCCAGGAGCGGGAAGCGTTTGAGGCTCAACAGGCAGAGGCCGCCAGGGTCATCCAAGAGGCTCAACGTCTTGAGGATGAGCGCCGAGCGGCAGAGCAGGAAGCAGCCGAAGCTAAAGCCGCCGAAGAGGGGAGGATTGCGGCAGAAAAAGCCGCTGCCGAGAAAGCCGAAGCAGACCGGCTCGAGCAGGAGAAGAGGGACGCCGAGGCCGCCGCCCTCCGTGCCGAGTTCGAGGAAAAGGTAAAGGATATCAACTACGCCATGGGGTACATTTTCGAGCTCTGCAAAACTCCGAAGCTGGACCCTTACGAGACCATCAACGAAATCGGCAAAATAGCCGGTAAATTCATTCAGGAGGATACCAATGAAATTCACAAATCTGGCAAACCTGCCGCAAAGCGTGTTCAATCTGCTGGCAAAAAATAGGTACAGTGGCGCGGATGTAGACCACGACTATTCTGCCACCACCCTTTTAAAGCCGCCCCGTATGGTCATGCTGGAACGCCGCCACGCCGACGATCTGGAAGAGGACGTGCTTGACCGCCTGTGGTCTATGTTTGGGAGCGTGGCGCACCATCTCCTTGAAGAGCAGTCACCAGAAAACGAAATGGCCGAGACGCGCCTTTTTGCCGAAGTGGGGGGGCGCAAGATTTCCGGCCAGTTCGACGGGTATCATCCCGCAGAAGAGCGCCTTGACGATTACAAAGTGACTTCCGTCTGGACAATCGTATACGACTCCCGGTCTGAAGAGTGGGCGCAACAGCTTAACATCCTTGCCTATCTCTTGAGGACGAACGGCTACGGGATAAAGAATCTCCGCATCGTCGTTATCCTGCGCGACTGGTCGAAAAGCAAATCTCTCCAGGGGGGAGACTACCCCAACGCGCCGATCAAGATCATCGAAGTGCCATTATGGGAAAAAGGTGATCAGGAGTTTTTTATCCTGCAGCGTGTCGGCGCCATGGGATTCAACGAGGGGCTTTCCGATGAGGACCTTGTCCCTTGTACGCCGGAAGAGATGTGGGAAAAGCCCACTGTGTTCGCGGTGATGAAAGACGGGCGGAAGTCCGCAGTTAAATTGTTCGATGACTACACCGCCGCAGGGGATTTCTGCGCGGCGTCCGGTAAGGGACATTCGGTTGTTACCCGCCCAGGGAAGAGGACCCGATGTGAAGAATATTGCGCTGTCAACAAGTTCTGCAATATTTTCCAGGAGTATTCCAAGACCATAGCGCCGGAGGAATGATATGGACAACATGGGACTCTGGAACAAAGTCAGCAAGCCGCCCTTAACCGCCCTGAAGCAGATCAAGGGAGGCCGTACCTCTGGCATGACTGATATCTCCCCCCAATGGAGATACCTGATCATGACGGAGACCTACGGCCCTTGCGGGATAGGGTGGAAGTTCACCGTTGATAAGAAATGGCGGGAGGAAGGGAGCGAAGCGCAGATTATGTGCTTTGCAGATATCACCCTCTACGTCAAGACTGAGAATGGATGGAGCGAAGGTATCCCCGGCAGCGGCGGGTCGATGCTAGTCGAAAAGGAAAGCAAGGGGATGCATACCTCTGATGAAGGATACAAGATGGCCGTTACGGATGCGCTTTCCGTTGCCATGAAGATGCTCGGGGTCGCCGCTGAAATCTACCTCGGGAACTTTGACGGATCCAAGTACAGGACCGGCAACCCGCCGGCAGAATCCCACACGAAAGACCCGTCACCGGTCGGCACCCTTACCGCCGTCCAGACTTCCATCCTGAGAGAGCTGGGGGAATACTGCAAGGGTGACGAATCAGAGATGGACATGCTTCTCAAGGACCTGACAAAGTTGGAGAAAAACGGCACATGGGTATTCCTGAAACTGGACCAGGTAAGAAATCCCCAGTACAACACCGAATCATGGGCCAAGGCTTTCGGGGTAGCTCTCGGGAAGCTCCGCGCTAAGGTCAAGGCAGAATCCGGCGCCGCTCCTAACCCTTTAATCGCCCGGATAGACGCCGCCCTCACTACCATGCACGGAGACGATGAGGCCGCTAAATTGGCTACGGTAGAAGGTATGACCGGGAAAAAAGAATGGCGAGACATGGAAGATAAGAATCTTGAGGTGTTTGCAACCCTTTTGGAAGTGAGGATAAAAGATAATCCATCTTGAAATCTTCGCTTGACATCGTCAAAGAACGGTGATATTTTTCTTAAAACTGAATACGATTCGATGTGTCGGGGCGGACATTAAGAATTTACCTTTTCACTGAGTCAATGCGGGAGCGCCCCCTCCCCATTGACCTTTTGTTTTCCTAGGGGGCAACATGCAAGGCAATCTCACCGCTCCAATCCTTATCAAGCTCACCCAAGAAGATTCTGACTACCTCACTATGTTTTCCATCCAAGCCGATTGCACTCCGGGACAACTTGCTCGCTATGTGATCCGTAAGTTCATCCATGAAAAATTAAAAGAGGCTCCAGCACAACAAGGAGCCTGATAATGAAAGATGGCAACTGGATTCCTTTGGATAAGATGCTAATCAAGTATCTCCCAAAAGACCGATCTTATACGGTTTTAGAAGCATACTTTTCTCTTAGGTATGATGTGGAAGAAGGCAAGAATTACACAATAAACGGATATGCCCAACTCTGGGGATGGGACAGGAAAAAGGTGAGGACTTTCGTGGATGGAATGATGTCAGGGAAGGCTGTGAGACTGGGACACTTAAAGGACACTAAAGGCCCCGGTAAAGGGGCACTTATTCCCCATGACATCAGGTTTATTTTCAATAACTTAGGAGCGCAGAAGGACACAATCTCCCCACAATCTCCCCACAATCTCCCCACAATCTCCCCCACTACTATAAATCCTAATAAGAATATAAAACCTAAACCTTCAATTTATTCTGCCGATTTTGAAACTTTTTGGCAAGAATACCCAAGAGGCGACGGTAAAGGGAAAGCATGGGAGTCATGGCAAAAGATCAAGCCGCCAGTTGTAGCCGTACTATCAGCATTGACTTGGCAAAAGGTGAGTGACCAATGGACCAAAGAGAACGGGCAGTTTATTCCTCACGCAGCAACATATCTCAACCAGAGAAGATGGGAGGACAAACCGTCAGGGCCAAGAATTCTGACGGAAAAGGAGAAGTACGATCAGCAAGTGCAGGCAGCACTATAAACGGTATTTACCGTGTTTCGGATATTCAAGAAGAGTTACATCAGATAAGATTGCAGGGGCTGGACACCGGCGTTGCTACGGGGTGGAATAACCTGGATGATCTTTACAAGGTGAAAAAGGGAATGATGACGATAATAACAGGGATACCACAATCAGGGAAAAGCGAGTTTTTAGACGCCCTTCTTGTAAATTTGGCCGAACTGCAAGGATGGAAGTTCGCCGTATTTTCTCCTGAAAACTATCCTATTTCTTTGCATGTTATTAAATTAGCTGAGAAACATATAGGCAAACAATTCATGAACAGGCTTTTCCCTACCCTCGCCATGAACCTTATGCAGACTGAAACTGCTATCAATTTTGTCGGAAATCATTTCACATGGATGTACCCGGATTACACTGAAAAGATTAACCTTGACCTCATTTTAGCCAAGACTTCGATAATATTGGAACAATACGGGATAGATGGTTTGATAATTGATCCTTGGAACGAATTAGAACATGACCGGAACGGGAAGTCTGAAACCGATTACATAAGCGAATGTTTAACAAAATTACGGAGATTCACCCGCGAGCACAATATCAAAACTTGGCTGGTTGCTCACCCCCAAAAGATGATTAAAAACAAGGATGGCAAGTATGACGTTCCCACTCCTTACGATATTTCAGGATCGGCCCACTGGCGCAACAAGGCGGATTTTTGTATATGTGTCCACCGTGAAAACCTAACGGTCGATGAAGTAGATGTGTATGTTCAAAAAGTAAAATTTAAGCATTTGGGAAAGATTGGCAAGGCTCACTTTGAATATGACTGGAAAAGTGGAAGGTTCATAGACTCTATATAATAGGAAAGGAGGCATTATGTCCGACAGATTAACAAAGGATAAAACGGAATATGAAAGATTGATTGCTTTCCGAAGTGCTGCAATAGCTGATGGATGGGAGAACCGGCCACACGGCCAATTATTTAAAGAAGGGTATCTTATGGATATCCATGCAGAAGAAAGCGACGACTGGTTTTTGTCCGGGGCAGAAATCTATATATGGGGACCTGACGGATTGGCTCTAAAAAATTATCCGAAAGAATACGACTGGGAAGCCATCAAACAAAGGGCACGCGAGTGCCATTTCTGCGGCACCGATACAGGCCACATGCAGAGGGTATGCTTTGCTAACAAATCCTGTGACAAATGCTACCCTGCGGCGATAAAACGACTTGAAGTCCCTGGATGGGATGATTAAATGGTAAAGATAACGACCATCCGAGCGCTTGCGCTTACCATCCCATTCCATCACGACTTTATTGATCGGTGGGGAGATGTGCCTTTTAAATCAAGTGATTGGCAGATTGATAGGGGGAAATTAGTGTTAGACTTGGCAAAGGTAAGGGAAGGATACGCCAAAGAATTTGCTAGAAAGTCGATAGCTTACCACGAATCAAAAGAGAAACATTGATGACCATCTTCGACCTGTGGATAAGGCGGATAAACTACCTCCCCCAGAGATTGAGGGACATTGAGAAAAAGGCTCTTGAGATGGATGTGAAGATCAGCCAGGCAGTCGGGGCAAGAAGAAACTTTCTACATAAGGAATTGGCCCTATTCAAGCACGCCCCCGTAGATCACCTGACAAGAGCCATAATCTGCTGGCCGATGCAGAGGATGATTGAGAAGGAATTGAACCAGTTGAGGAAAGACCTGCTTTTCAGAGAGCATCCGCCAAAGGGGCAAATTACCCCCGAGATGATCGAACGTGCCTCACAGTTCCCTATCCATAAGCTTATCGAATTTGACGCCAGGGGGATGGCGTTGTGCTTCAATCATGAGGAAAAGACGGGGAGCCTGCACCTCAACAAGAAGACAAACACCTGCCATTGCTTCGGCCAGTGCGGCGAGACATGGAACCCCCTGCACGTTTTGAAACTAAGGGATAATTTATCTTTCCCAGATGCCGTGAGGAAACTATGCGTAAAGTGATCTGCTCGACAACGGGCGAAGTGTTCACCAGTTATGTGGAATATCTGAGGTCGGAACATTGGAATATTATCAAGACAATGTACCGAGATTCGCCTCTTTGTAAAAACGAATGTTATGTGTGCAAGGCTACTGCCAGCTATTTCACTCAGATGGATATCCATCATCGTTCATATCTCAATATCGGCAATGAATCACCTTCTGACCTTGTCGAATTGTGTCACCCTTGCCATGAGAAAGTCCATATTATCGCCAAAGATAAAACAATCAAGATGGCAGATATTTGTTTTGCTGTTGAATATTTGAAGCATAAATGGAAGTCGGAGAATAAGAAAAAGTCAAAAAGCAGTAAACCTGTAAAGTTATTACGGGTCGTTTAAAATTGCGCAGTGAGGAAATCATGCCAGAGGTAAAGACATTCTTTAAAGAGCCTCCCCGGTGGGACAGCAAACAGTATCGGGACTGGGTGTCTACCTTCCCAAGCTGCTTTTCAAAAGGATGGTTCTTACCTTCCAACCGGGGGAGCCTCGGGCTTTCCGATCCCCACCATGAAGCAGAGCCTGGCGAAAAGGGGATGAGCACAAAGCCGGGTGATGAGCATTGCGTGCCACTGGACAGGCGCACCCACTCCGTGATGGAGTCACCGGGACATAGCAGGGATGAAATATGGAAGGAACATGAGCAAGGGCCACATTTCGTCAAGGAACTTCTTTGGGAACTCTGGAAACGGGAAACAGGGGAGTATCCAGGGGAAGCAGAGAAATGGATTTTATTGTGGAGAACATAACCCCCTGACGCGGTGAGGGGAGTAAACTGAAAGGAGAACGGGAAAATGGAAGAGAAAGCTAATGTTGAACAGTGGGCTGTTGTTGAATTGTTCGGACATCAGAAGGTGGCCGGGCTGTTGACCGAAGCAACTATCGGCGGGTGCTCATTTTGATTGAAACTTTCAATGGGGAATATGCGAGAGGATCGGAATGCAGCACTACGAGAAAAATGTAGTTTCTGTCTCTGTATTTTGCCCGACCTGCAACAAATTAACTCAGCACAAGGTTACAAATCGGCGGGTGAGCGATTGCATGGAACATGAATCTAGCGGGATGAGCAAAGCGCAAATGAAGCGCCAGGAAGATCAGAAAAGCAAAGAATCACAGCCAGAGCTTTTTTAACCTTTAACCAACGCGCCAAGGGGAGGGGAGATGCTGCAAAAGAAGAGGCATAGTTTAGCGGAGAGCGTGATTAATGTGGCAATCGGCTATTTTGTGGCCCTTGCCAGTCAGATTGTCGTCTTTCCTCTTTTCAATATTCATGTGCGGTTTCGCGATAACATCATGATCGGGCTGTACTTTACAGCGATTAGCATAGTGAGAAGTTATTTAATCAGGCGATGGTGGACTACCCACTGAGAAATAAAATCTTGACATATAGCTTGACTGTGGTATTGTGTATTTAGCAATTCATTAAAGCGAGGTAAACACAATGCCCCCTAGGAAAGATAGGATAAACTCAATATGCGCTATATGTGGTAAAGCGTTTGGAGTATTGGAAAGCGAAGCCAAAAACGGGAGAGGAAAATATTGTTCAAAAGAGTGTCTCGGCAAATCAAAGAGACATGGTTCAATATTGTACTGTGATTTATGCGATTCACCATTTTACCGCCGCTTTGGAGAACAAGACGTAGGGGTTGCAAAAAATCAATTTTGCTCCCGTGATTGTTATTATGATTGGCGGCAAAAAGACATGAAAGATTCGACCTATTTGAAGTTCAAAGGTCGGCATATCCACAGAATGATTGCAGAAGAATATTTAAAGCGTGAATTGTCACCAGATGAGATAGTCCACCATAAAGACCTCAATAAAAAGAATAACGACCCCTGCAATTTAGCGGTTTTCCCGAACCAGTCCTTCCACGCACGTTGCCATTTTGGAGAAATGACCGATGACGAACTTAAAACATTCTCACTTATACAATAGCTACGAATCTTTTATAGAGGCTAAGTCTCAAATATCTTGGAATTATGGGTTCACCCCAACATTTATGCCAGATTTCCTTTACGATTTTCAATCATATCTTGTTGATTGGGCTGTTCGCACCGGGAGGGGAGGACTTTACTGCGATTGTGGCCTTGGCAAAACCCCCATGCAGCTTGTTTGGGCCGAGAACGTAGTGAGACATACCAACAAGCCGGTATTGATATTGACCCCCCTTGCCGTGTCATTTCAGACCGTACAGGAAGCTGCGAAGTTTGATATAGACGCGCAACGGTCGCATGACGGCAAGCCGTGCAGGAATATCACGGTGACCAATTACGAACAACTCCACCGGTTCGACTGGCGGGATTATGGCGGGTGCGTCTGTGACGAAAGTTCCATCCTCAAAAACTTTGACGGCAAGCGGAAGGATGAGATAACCCAGTTCATGAGGAAATTACCGTATCGGTTGCTTGCTACGGCCACCGCTGCCCCTAACGACTTCACAGAGCTAGGTACAAGCAGCGAAGCCCTTGGTGGACTAGGGTATACCGACATGCTGATGAAGTTTTTTAAGAATGACCAAAATGTTATAAAGCCGATGACTTACCGGAACAAAGGTCAGAACTTTATGAATCATGAGGACGGGGCAAAATGGCGGCTTAAAGGCCATGCGGAAATACCTTTCTGGCGGTGGGTTGCTTCCTGGTCACGCGCAATGAGAAAGCCATCTGATTTTGGGTTCAACGATGACGAGTTCACATTACCGCCTTTAAACCAGCAAGAGCACCTTGTTAGGGCCAACAAACTGGCAGAAGGTATGTTGTTTGAAATGCCAGCTTTCGGATTGCGGGAACAGAGAGAGGAAAGCCGCCGGTCTATTGAATCCCGTTGCGGCAAGGTTGCGGAACTTGTTGAAACAGGTCAACCGGCCTTGGTGTGGTGCCACCTGAACGACGAAGGAGATTTGTTGGAAAAGATCATCCCTGATGCAAGGCAAATCAGCGGCAGAGATTCAGACGAAGCCAAAGAAGAGAAGTTTATGGCGTTTGTTAAAGGTGAAATCCGGGTATTAGTCACGAAGCCTAAAATCGGCGCATGGGGATTGAACTTCCAACACTGCAATCACGTTATTTTCTTCCCTACCCATTCATTTGAACAAGTCTATCAGGGAGTTAGACGGTGTTGGAGGTTCGGCCAGAAACGCCCCGTCACGGTGGATATTGTGACCACAGAAGGGGGCCAAGGGATAATGAAGAACCTCCAGCGCAAGGCAGCCCAGGCCGACAAGATGTTTACTTCGCTTGTAGCACAAATGAACAATGCAATATCAGTTGAGAACCGGATTAAATTCGATAAAGAAATGGAGGTTCCAAAGTGGCTATAATGGATATTGTTGTTGCAATCACCTTTATAATAGTTTATGATATCCCTTATGAGAAAACAAACAGCAGAACATATACATAAAAGAAGCCAGTCCAAAAGAAGGGGTGAATATTTTAAATGTGAAATATGCGCAACCCAATTTTGGAGGAAACCTTACGAAATCAAACAAGGGAACAACCGATTCTGTTCTAAACCTTGCTATTACGATTATCAAAGAGGGAAGACAAAAGATTTAAGTAACCGAAGAGTATGTAATGGGTCAGAAAACCCAAATTGGAGGGGGGGGAAGACCTCCATCCATAAATCTATCCGAGGAAGCAAGGCTATGTCGGTATGGCGCAAAGAGGTTTTTGAACGAGATGATTATACTTGCCGTTCTTGCGGTAATCGAAGTAAATCAAATAACTACTTAAGAATAGAAGCCCACCATATAAAACCGTTCGCAACATTTCCCGAAGTCAGGTTCAATGTAGACAACGGGATGACCTTATGTAAAAAATGCCACGATAAAGAGCCAAAAGGGAAAGATATATATCTTATAAATTAGGAGCCAACATGGAAATCATGGAACAAAAAATAACCGACAAATATGCATTGTATTGTGGCGATTGTATAACCGTTATGGCCGGGATACCAGACAAATCAATCCATTTTTCCCTATACTCCCCGCCCTTTTGCGGCTTATACCAGTATTCCAGCCATGAGCGCGACCTGTCCAACTGCGATAGTTACGATCAATTCTTTGAACATTACGAATTTGTGGTGAGCGAAATAACCCGGTTGACGTTGCCCGGCAGGATGACGGCGGTTCATTGCATGGACACCCCAAAGAGCAACAGCGGAAGGGACGGACTGACAGACTTCCCTGGCGATATTATCCGACTCCATGAAAAGCACGGATGGGATTTTATTTGCCGCCATGGAATATGGAAAGAGCCCCTTGCGGTTCGTAACCGTACCATGCAAAAGAACTTGGCTCACATGACGCTCGTCCAGGATTCTACCTTATGCGGAGTTGCCTCGATGGATCAGCTTTTGATATTCCGCAACAAGGGAGAAAACCCAGTACCAGTTGTCCACCCTATCGGAATGTTGAACTATGCCGGAGAGCGTCAAATCCCTTCAGATGTCCTTGGATACAGGGGATGGGAAGGAAAGCAAACAGAGAATCGATTCTCCCATTGGATATGGAGACAATATGCCTCTTCGTTCTGGGATGACATACGGATTGGCCGGGTGTTACCATTCGAAGCGGCTCGGGATTCGGAAGATGAAAAGCATGTGCATCCCCTCCAACTAGATGTTATTGAAAGGGCGATAGTACTAAGAACAAACCCCGGCGAAGTGGTATTGACCCCGTTCATGGGGGTTGGTTCAGAAGTATTCGGCGCGGTGTCTCTCGGGAGAAAAGGAATAGGCGCGGAACTTAAGCCGTCCTATTACCGGCAATCAGTTAAGAATGTGGACGCCGCCGGTAAGATTCAGAAAGATCAGGATTGCTTCAATTTTGATACTGAACCCGACGAAGTTGAAGAGGCAATCTAACCCCCCATGAGGAAGGGATGAAAATAATTACTTGACAATTTTCTGACTTTCTCTATAATGTCTACATTGCTTAAAATATGGCTGTAAGGAAATCTCCAATGGCTAAACTTACCCTTGAAAAACAGCGATTGCAGGAAGAGTTGATAAAGATCAAATCGCGGCTGAAAGAACTGGATAACGCCTCACGTTCAGTCTTGGGCCGGAACATGGTCTATTGGAGAAAACAGCGGGGGATCACCCAACAGGAACTTGCAGACAGGTTAGGCCAGTCCCGCCCATCCCTTGCCAACATCGAGCGCGGGAAGAACAACACGCCCGTCAACACTCTTTTGAGAATATGCGAAGTTTTGAACGTCACGCCAAACGATTTACTGCTAGGGCGCTGAGCCCCTGCATCCGGGAAGTGAGGGAGGGAACATGGGTAACGCGGTAGTTTGTCCACATTGCGGTCAGTCTCGGATATATCATGCCAGAGAGTTTTCATTCTTTCATCCGCTTGAAGCGGTGCATTGCCCGATTTGCGGCTGGATGCAGTACAGGTGCGTAACCGTCCGCCCCGATTTTCCCGCGCATGATGCAGGGTACACGTTCGCCTCTCCTGAATCCCGGCAGCGCATTGTGGCAGCGGCAAGGTCAAACGGCAAGCGCACCACCCGCGACGCCTTGCGTGCAGCCAACGAGCGGATTAAGGCGGCTATGGGGGAGTAACGGATTGAGTTGACGGGCGGGGTCCGTCCCCGTCCAACGTTTTGTTATTTTGCGGTACATGCCATGAGGGGTGTGGCTCCTCCTGAAGCGCCTGATGCGATGCCAATAAGACATCAGGGTTATTCGGGGTCAAGTGTGGAGTAGGATGCCCGGAAGCGAGGCCGGGACTATCGGAGTTCGACCCTCCGATGCCGCAATAGCAAAATACAAGCAGCTCACGCGCTCGTTGCGTGTAGCGGGAGTTAGGAAATGGGTGGTTTTGTAGACCGCCCTGATTGTAGAGAGGAATGGTGCGTATATAGTCTGCAATGTCCCGTCACCTGTTCGGTCGTGATCGCCTGCCGCCGAGACCAGGCGTGGCGGCATAAGGTCATGGGCGCAAGCTGGAAAAGGAGGGCGAGACGATGAGCGAGAAATGGACAGTTGAACAGATTGAGACGTGGATTGATAACTACGATAGAATGTCATGCCGAGTATCCACCCAAATTATCCGCCAACTTCTCGCCGAGCTTGCCAAATCAAACCGCCTTATTATATCGGCAGAAAGCCAACTTGTTGCTTGTGAAAAAGAGCTTGCCCTTGCCAAGAAGGAAACAGGGGAATATCTCCAAGAGGTCAACACCATGCACCGATGCAATGACCTGAATGGCATGGTTCACGAAGCTGTTATGCATGTCATCCGGGGGGAAATTGTCTCGGATTTTGAGCTATCTTTCCGTGACGTGCGAGAAGCATCTGACAAGATCGAAGAGAGTATCACCCTTGCCATGGAGTTGACCAAACTCCAAGGGATAGACAACCATCCGTTGACGGCCTGTTTTGAGGCTCTGGCGAAGGAATACGACCGATCTGTAGCATTGGACACCGCCATGACTGACGGGCATATGCCGTGGGAAGAGATGACCGCTCAAGAGCAATACGACGCGGTGAGCAAGGAATATATGGAGTGGCTGGATGCGTATTTTGAATGCAATATCCTCGGCAATCACGGCGAACTTGCCGAACTCATTCACCTGATGAATGTGGCTGGCAAGCGTTTCGAGCAGCTAACGAAAATGCGGAAGGGGACATAAATGCTTGAAGATTGGCGGAACTGGACACCTGAGATGGTAGCCGAGCACAATGCGCGGGTACGAGGTCATAAATCAACCACTCCGCTTCCGTCCTTGCCCCCAGGCTCGACTTCCCCCTCCAAGGCAGGGGAGAGTGTCAAGAAAGGGAAGAAAGGGGCAAATAAAACGGAAATGGCCGCTTTCCACTATCTGACGCAATGTTATCGTGGCGCAAGAATACGGTACGAGGCGATCACCTTCCACCTCCAAGCAGAAGCAGCGTACACCCCTGACTGGCTCGTATCTTTGTCTGAGAATGACACAATGATCTGCGTCGAGGTCAAAAATGCGGCCTACAAACACGCATCTTACGGGCGGTCCCGCCTGGCATTTCGTCAGGCGGCCTTGGAGTTCCCCCAGTTCCAATTCATATGGTTAGAACTTCGAAACAATGAATGGGTACTAAACTAAAAAAGGAGAAACGAAATGAATGGAGGTCAAGGTTCAAACTGTGCAGCGGTTCCGAGAGAAGGGGTAATCCATACCAAAATCGCAGCCATCGAAGAAAACCAAGGGGAGATTCAAAGCCGTGTGGAGAATCTTTTCGAACGCCTTAACAACCATGTGCTGATGCCAGACCACCCACAGCCCGAAAATGCCAAATGCGACTCAATAGCCACCGCAATGCCGCCAATGGCCGAGCGGCTTGACCGACTGGCACGGCAGCAAGCCCGTACAATCGGCTTTTTGTCGGACATCCTGCAACGGCTGGAAGTCTGATGTCGAAAATAAACAACAGGAGGGTAAACTCATGAAACAGATTATCTTGGCAGCATTGACTATCACGTTACTCGGCGCAACGATGGCAACCGCAAACGATCAGGAATGCAGGCCACAACCTCAACAGTCAACCGGCTGGTATTTCTGGTCATACCTGCCAGGATTCAATGTGCGGTACGGAGAGCTCTACCCAGATCTGCGGTCATGTGGCGCTGCCATGGTGACATTTGCAACACTGGTCAACCCGGTATCTCTTTCTGGTCCTCCACATGCTGAGAAATACACAATTCGCAATCTTCAATACATGACCTGTATGCCCCAGTCCAGCCAGTCAACAGCGGATTTGAGCGTATTGCCATCAGTGTCAGGAGGGGCGTTTGTAGTCAACCAACAAGGCAGTCTCGTATTCAACAAAACGGAGTGACGCCATGAAGAAACTCGACATCAAATGGAGCGTCATTGTGGTACTCACGTTGGCCACCCTCATTATCATTTACTTTCTCCACTCATGCAGCAGCAAGGAAACCGCGCCTCCTGAAACGTGGGAAACAAGCGGGTACATCCCGCCCATCCAAAAGCAAATGACGTGCGTCCGCACAGAAAAACAATTGAGGTGTTGGCAATCGAATATCCCCACACACCCAAAGATTCTCCGCGCCAAAGCCCCTCTCACTAAGCGGCGAGGAAAAATAAAATGGCATAAGATTGTCCCTGGCAGAACGTATGTTTTATGGTCTGATGGAGAAGAGGGAGACATTACAGAGGTCAGTACAACTTGCGTGCCGGGGCAGTACATCCCTGAATCCGGTGATCACTGCGGGGCAGAGTTGACGGTGGGGACGTGGACAGCCGAAGATATAAAAATGGAAAGGGGCAACGATGAATAAACTCATCTTAACGTTGGCAATCGTTTTATTCGCCACATTGGCTGTTGCAGCAGAAGATTCTGACACATGGACCCACGGCGTGAAAGCAGAATATTCCCCTACATGGGTCAGAGGGGAAGAGGAATTGCAGCTACTCATTGGAATGTATTGGACAGGTTATGTTATAGTCCTCAACCACGATAAGGACAGCGCACCCTATACTTTGGTAGACCCGGATCACCGCCAATATACTTATTGGATGTTATCTGCCGCTAAAGACGATGGTATTAGAAACTATACCGAGAGAAAGGAGATCCAAAAATAAATGACTAAACTCATCTTCGCATCACTCATCCTTTTGCTGATGGCGGGGTGTAGCGGCATACCAGACTACTTTTGTCACCGTGTTTACAGTAACATGAACTATACCAATGACCAATTTCACAAGGCGGTAGCGGAAAGGAATCGTAACGCTACATTGGAATCTGAACGGGAGGCAGGGCGGTGGTATGGGGAGTCGCAAGTCTGGACAGACCTATACTTTTATTTCGCTGCCGAATGCGATAGGAGGTGGACCAGAGAATGAAAACCTTTATCATCATATCATTTCTTCTGATGGCGGGGGCGGCGTGGGGAGGGGAAACAGAGAGTGTGAATTACGATATCAAATATCTCAAAGCAAATCTGACAATAGATGAGGTTTACACTCAAGGGATGCAAGATGCTGTAGACTGCTATGGCGAGGCAATACATCTACTGGAGCAAATATCCCCCAGCAAAAAATATCGCAAGGCCCATGCAGCTTCGTGGAAGTTGCCTAATTTTACCGGATGCCTTGCAGAGAAAAAAGCTAAGCAACTTGATCAGTACAAAGACCCTTATGAATCATTGCCGTCGGATGGTAACAAGTAACTAACCCGCGAAAGGAGAAGGGAAAACGACCGTCAACCACTGAGAACAAAAGGAGGTGCGACATTGAACCGTTATCGACACATGAGGTAATCAGGAACCTTGTTCACGCAATGAGATATTTAACCCAAGCAGCGCAATTTCTTAGGAGGCATCACATGGCAACGGACCCCGAAGTACAGGCCCTCGGCGACGCAATCACAAACGCCGAAACAGCGGCAGCGGCAGCGGAAACGCTCCTTGATTCACTGGCGCAGCAGAATCAGGCGCAGCAGGAAGAAATATCCGTCCTTCAGACCAAGCTCGCATCCGGCAACCAGATCGTCGCCGCTGACCTGGACCCTCTGAAGATCAGGGCGCAGGCCATGGCCGACGCGCTCACTGCGAGAGTGACAGCGGATACCCCGGCGACACCGGGGCCCACCCCGACTGAAGGCGGGTCCCCCTCTTAATTTATGTGAATAGGTATCGTAGAGAAAGGAAAGCCCCGGCCAATTAAGACCGGGGCTTTTTGCTTCACTTCGGCCAGACGCCGAGCTTCCGAGCCTTATCAAGTTTTTCGTCCATCTGCTCCCACCCGTCTTTTTCGTACTCTTTGCCCTCGAAATCCACTAGCGCGAGTGATTCAGTCGCCTGTTGCTGGGCTTCTTCCAGCGTTTTGCCAAAACCTACACACTCCGCAATCAATCCGCCGTCTCCCATAGGGATACGATAAAACATGCCGTCTTTTTTATTCTTATAGAACTGCCCGAGCAGCACCCTGTCCATATCTTTCTCTTTGAGCTTGATAGGGATCGCCGTATCGTTGGCGGAATTCGACCATGTGACTATCTCGGCAGCGTATGGCGCAACATATTCAAGTTTCACATCTTCCCCACCAGCAACGCGATACATTACTTCGGTCAAGTTTTTAGTCCCGCGGGTCAACGCCCCCCCGCTCGGCCGGCCGAACCGCTGGCAAGCATCCGAATAATAGCCAACCGTCTTGCCGTCCACCTTCACCGCCCCGATTTCCGTGGACCTGACCCCCTGCAATCCGCCTTTTTTAAGCCCTGGTCGAATCACATCATCGATATGCTTGACAACCGGGGGGAGGTCGTCATACGGCATGAAGTGGCCAGCGTAATTACAGCCCTTCAATTCGACCCCAAGGAGTGCATTATCCAGATAGTCGTTGCCGAAAAATTGCTCGTCGCCGACCTCTTCCCCGCCATCAGGTCGAGGTTTTTCAACCATAATTATTTGATCTTCGGCGAAACAGTCGAGTTTCGCAGCTATTTTATATATTTTTGTAGCCGACTTTTTATAAGTCTCGACGTGGAAAGTCTCTTCAACTCCTCGCGCATCGTTATTCAATTTCACCCATGTGTCAGGATGTTTTTTGAGATATTCGACAAGTTCTTCAATCCCTTCAACCGGCTTGTATTGCATTACCGGCAGCCCCCGCGCTTTTAGCATCTCTCGAAACTTAAACCGGTCCCCTTCCCATTCTTGCGCTCCCTGCCCACATCCTCCCGTCCTGATACCTCGCTTGCGGAGATCGTCTATAAGATCCCCGTAGCCGACATCAGGGAACCACACACAATCGACATTCTCAATGTCCTCAAAAAAGTAATCCCACCGCACAATCCCCGGCACCCCTTCACCCATAGCACAGTCGTGAGGCTTCGGGAAACCTCGCTCCCACGGAGAGAAGTATTCCATTATCTTCACATCTTGCGCGATCCGCTGCGCGACGTGGATAAACAGTCCGCCTACATCAAATATCCTCCACCGCTGCTTGCTGAATGGTTTTTCGATCATTTTATTAACTCCAGATACCTGTCTCGTTCCTCATCCGAAAGCCCGTGAGCCCGCCTGAACTTTGTGCGGAAAACCGGCTGAATCTGGTCGACCACATCCCCCGGCGCATTCTCCATGATTTCGGCGAGCTGGTCAAGCTGCATTTTCTTCACTTTCGCAATGTCCACTGGGAGATTCTTGCGCTGGCCCGGGATATCTCCCCTCATGACCTGAGACCAGAATTCTTTTTGCTCTCTCGGTATCTGCTGGTCACCTGCACGGTCCATGTACTTCGATATCCGGCGAATGTCTGGAGGCATCAGCAGTGATTCAGCAAACTGGTTCGCCCAGGTCCGGGCGCTTGCTTCCGACCGGGTAGCTTCGGCCATTCTTACCGGCTGCTCGAAAAACGGGACCTGTTCCGCTATCCCTTTCGCCCCGGCGAATATCCCGGCTCCGGTCCCGCTGCCCTTGGCTTCCTTCTTGCCCTCGTCGATCTTCTTCTCGTTTTTCTCATCCGAGGCGGCATACTGGTCCTGAACCCTGTGGATAGTTGCCCCAAGTTGGAGAATCTCGAGCGCCGGGGTATGGAGTGCGAATTTCGGCACGTCGAACTTGCCGAGGCGCAATTCCCCTTCCTTCACCTCTCCCGCCTTGCGCTTCTCTCCCCGCTGGTAATATCCACCTATGGCTTCATAAGCGAAGTACCCTATGGCGAGCATGGCGAGGCCGAGCCCTTGTTTCTTGAACGCCCTCATGACATAATCTGCCTCTTCGGGAGTGAGGTTTTCTATCCCCTTAGAGAACGCCACCCTGGCTGAGCCCTTCGCCGCGCCGAAAGCGTAAGACGTGAGTTCCGCCACGAAGTTCGTCGGGATCTTCACAATCGGCGTCATCATCTGCATCCCGGCTGCGGTAGCTTTCCCCAAGTCTCCCCTGGTCTTGAGATAATTCAGCCATATTCGATAACCCTTAATGACAAAATTATCCTGCATGAAAATAGCGCGGTTCGCGTCAATATAGGCATCCGCTGTGATCGTTGCCACGGTCACCGGGTCGCTCATGTCGTAGCCGTTCCGCATGGCCCATTCCGTTCGCTTCTGGAGAGAACGATAGAATTCCGCCCGCTTCGGCGTGACTTTCAACGCCCCATGGACCCGCCCGAAAAAATCAAGTGCCGACGTGGGGAGCATGTCTTTCTTGCTGCCGTACAGCCGGTCCAATTCCCCGCGGCCGGTTATGGCCACGTCCTTGATATCCTGCCAGGTCTGTTTCTTAAACCACTGAGAGAAAGCGGCCGCTTCCGCCCGGACGTTCAGCCCGCCACCCTCCCGCGGGGCCTTGGCCGATATCCTGGACAGGCCAGGGAACAGTGACAACCCGCCTTCTATCAAGTCCTCAATCGGCGTGGTGATCTGCCGCATGGTGGCCGCTGCCGTGAGCTTGCCGACCGTCTGGATACTGGAGAGAATAACCGCCCGGCGCCACTTAACCGCCCAGTCGAGCCCTTTCTCTACGGGGGTCCTGTTTGCGTGTGCCTGCCGCCGGATTGCCGTGTCAACCGCCTCTTTCTTTTTCTCCACTTCTGCCTTGAGTCGTTGCGCCTCTGGGTCCAGTTTCAGGACCCGCCGCGCCCGCTTCTCGTAATTGCCGGTATCGAGCATCCGCTGCAGTTCTTTCAGCCGGGTCTGGTAACGGGCCTTGGCCATCCGGTTGCCGATATCGTTCAATTCCTGCTCGGTTTTCGGCGGCTTCGCGTCGATCTGGTCAAGCAGGGCTTTTTTCTCGTCCCTGACCGATTTCAGGCGCTTCGCTTCCTCGTCGTACTCAAGGGTCGTCTTATCCTTATACTTCCGTTTGCCGGCCGCTATCTGCTCGTCGAGGTCGTGAATCTCGTTTTTGAGTCGGGTCTTGACAGAATCGAGCGCAGTTTTCCATCTCTCTTCTGAGGATTTCTGGTTGATGCCCTGATTCTTCATCTCCTCGTGTATCTGCTTCTGCAGGTCGCGCACTTCGTCGGATACCGGGTCACGCTGTAATCCGGAATGAAGAGGAGCTTGGCCGGCCTGTGCATCTTCGAGCCCGGACACAAGCCGCATCTGCCGGCGGATTTCCCGCATCTCGACCTGAATTTCCTCCTGGCTCATCTGGTAGGACTTGCCGTAGTTGGAAATAGCGTCTCTGATGTCCCGCTTTGACACGTCGGGGATCCCCTCGAATTCGGCGTAGATATCATCGACGATATCCCCGACCTTGGTAATGCCCTCTTGAACGCGGATTTTCATCATCTCGCCGAGAATAGCCGCCTGCTCGGGGTTGAAGTTCATGCTTAACGTGGAAAGCGACGCCCGGAGCTTGCCCGCCAGGGATTTAAATTGCGAGTCGAGCTCTTCCCGGGTGACTGCCCTCTTCTCCCTGCGCTTGGCGGCCGGTGACGGCTCTTGTTTGCTGACTACCCGCTGCGCCTCGATGTTGGCGAGCTTCTCTTCGTACTCCTGAGATTTCTTAACCGCCGCTTCCAACTCCTGAGTGAGCGTTTCGATCTGCTTGCGGAGATCCTCGGGGATTTCTTTCTCACCGGTGGCTGCTCGGGCTCGTTGCAGGGACCGAGCGAGGGTGTAATCCTGTTTAACCAGCATACGGCGGAAACTGAGGGAGTGCCCGGCCTCGTACCCTGACCGACGAGCAACGTAATCGTTATCGGAAATGTCGTCCTCGATCACAGCCAGACGTTGACGCCCTTCGAGAATAGCCGCCTGGTCTCCGGACTGCACCGCCTTGTCGATAAGCCCCATGACGGTGTGGTGGTCATTGTAAAGCCTCATCCGGTCGTATTCAAAAGCAGCTTCCTCTTCGGTGGAGAGGGCGCGGGGCTTCTCGGCGTACTTCTTCGCTTCAAGTCGCGGGTCGAATTCGCCGGAGTCAACGCGCCGTTTCGCCGCCTCGAACGAGTGAGGGAATGACCGGCGCCACTCTACCTCTATCGGCCCGAGTCCGCGGGCTGCCCGCTCTCCTTCGGTAACGGCGTTTTTGATGGAGGTGGTGCGGGGAGAAGCATCAGCGCTGATAGTGTCGCCTTGTTGAAGAACACCTGCCATCTCCGCCTCGTCCTTATGAGCCAGCCCACCCTCCATATCCACTTTCTCATCCCCTCCTGGTTTAGCATCCTTCCCCTCCCATAACCTCTCAAGCGCGTCCGCCTCTGCCAGCCACTTCCGCGCCCCGGCCTCGTCCCGGTTCTTGACTGCCTCTTCTGCCTTGTCCAATGCCCCGTTATACTTGCGGAGAAATTCGGCTTTGTTGTCTCCAACGCTGCCATGCTGGTTGCCGGTCATGCGCCTGACCTTATCCCAAACATCCTCCATCAGCGATTTAAACCGCTGCCAGAGGTCGCCGAGTTTCTCTTTCATCCCCTTGACGAAATCCTGGTACTTCGTGCGCCCTTCGGTGAATACCTGCTTGCCGAGGGTTTCAAGGTGCGGGATGGCCGATTTTACCGCTCGGGGGATTTTGGATAATGATTCGTAGGCTTGCTGTAGACCCATGAAGTCGAGGGTAACGCTATTGTCCGGTCGCCAATCCTTAATCATCTGGATAGTTCTTGACGACATGGAATGGCCAGTATCATCAGGGGTGAATTGGTGGCTTATTAACCAGTCGGCAAGGTCATCTACGTTATAACCGTTATCGTGGGCGAAGGCCATCACCCTGTCAACGTCGGGTGGTCTGAGTTGCTGCGGGGTGTCCGCTGCTGCACCAAGCGCCCCGGTGAATTTCACCTGATCGTCATGGGGGATTTCCTTGACCTTGCCAGACTTCACCCCAAACGATTCAAACGCCTCATTGACTTTGCCCTCGGATTTTACAGGCATTACCACTGCAACGATTTTGCCATCTTCCACGAAGTTAATCGGGTTCTTATCATCCTTGAACCTGATTTCAGCATCAGGGTAATGGTGGCGGACATAAACATAAAATTTCTGTGACATATCCGTAGTTGCGCCGTTTTCACCAGTCAGCCGGACAAAAGCAACCTCGTCTTTTCCTGTTTTTATAGGTTCGTCCGAAATCCCTTGAAAGGACACATCATCCCCTGATCTTTGCGCCACCATGTTCCCGTTTTTGTCCATAGCTAAGAACTTTGCACTGGCTACGGGAGTCCCTTCCTTCGGGTTGGAAGTATACATTTTGACAACTTGCGCGGTGCGCTCGTCCAGGTCTTTCGCCTTATCAGGGGGCATCTCCGATTTGAAAGGGACTGTCGGCTTGCCTTTAACAATCAGTACGCCGTTGGTATGCCAGACATTATTATCAGCATCTTTCCCTGTGACCCCATTCTCAATGCCTTCGGCTTTTACTCCCGTTGCCTTCGGCAGAGGTCCGTAGCCTTTTGTCCCCTTTGGGACTTTTTCGGATGCAGGGAAAAGTTTTTCGACGGTCTGTTTAAATGCCTTGAGCGCCTGCTGATCGTTGAACACCTCAAAAATCCCGTCATCAGGAACTTCGATAGCGACGTATGCCCCTGCATCACGTAACGCTTGCTGTGCCTGTTTTATGAGCGGGTCAATGCGCTTGGCGTCCGCCTTTGCCACTTCGAGAGCATTCTCGACTTCCGCAATCTTTTCTTGCCGCTCTTCTGCTGTGAGGTGCTGGAAACGTTCAGGGTCGCTGTAAAGTTTTACCCTGCTGGTAGCATCGCCCATGGCATCAGCGGCTTTGCCGCGCGCTTCCCGCACTTCGGACAGTTCTTTAAGCAACGGGTTGAATCTATCCCAGTCACGATACTCAGGCGCTTCCTTTATCGCCTCGTCAATATTCGCGATTAAATATCGCTTCTGCTCCTTGAGTGGCGTGCCTTCCTTCCTGGCGGTCTTTACCGCTTCCGTGACCACCTCGGCGGGGGTGTCGGGGACCCTTGCGGCTTCGTAGTCGGCGCGGGCGGTCTCTTCCTCTTTTGCGACTTCCTTTGAGGCGGGCTTATCCGGCACAAGGTCAACAATCTCGCTGGTATTCCCTTTAGCATCGAGCGTGATAATTCCATCGTACCCGTCTTTTATGAGGGCTTTTGATAGAGCCTTGCCTTTTTTGCCGCCGTATTTGTCAGATAGAGCCTGTTTCCAGTTGTCGGGTTCGCCATATCCCCCGCCCCATCCAACAACAAGGGGGTTCTTAAATTCGACCTCTCCTTCTTTCAGGTTCGGATAATCATCGCCTTTGAACGTGATCGGCCGCTCGTTGATATATCGCCCTGCCGGTTCAAGGTGCTGGCCGAAACGCTCTCCCATGTTCGGGGCTTTCTCGGTATTCCAGATATATCCCATCTTTACAGGCTTGCCAGTCTGGTATTTTACCCCTCCGCCTTCAGCCGGAACTTTATCGGGAACGGGGGGTAATGGCGTCACGTCTCCGAATCTTGCGTTGATCGTGCCTGCCGGTTTGCCATCTTTATCAATTACAAGGTGAATCGTCTCGTTGTTTGAGGCGTCCTTGTATTTATTCATTGCCTTGGCGTTCTTCTTTGCCGCTTCGTGCATCCCCTCGGGCGTTCCGTCATGCTTCGAGACTTCATAGCCCATCGGTTCGCCATTAAGGTCGTTTACTTGGGTGAGGATGGTGTTCGGCTCTGGGGCGGGCTTCTTGGTGATCTGCTTTCCTTCCACCTTCTCCACGGCTGCGTTCATGTCCTTTGAGTGAAGGTCCTCTCCCGGGTGCGCCTTCTCCCACTCATCATAAACCGCGGGATTCTCTTTCTTGAGGAATTCGGCCCCTTCGTCGCGGGTGACGAGTTCCCCATCGGGCTTTGCAAACATCCGCTCGGAGTTTTCCGGCATGTCCGGGTTTGCTTCGAGTATCGACGGATGGTCTGAACCTACCTCTCCGATTACGGTGTCTGATCCACTCCGAAGAGCAGGGCGCAGGCGGGGCAACTCGTCGCTTGCTGGTGCATCCACATTTTGCACCGTGGACACTGTTTCGGCGGCTGCGGGTTCGTTATCGGCTGGAACTGGTTGTTTCTTGCCCTTGCTTCCCTTTCTCGATTCCTTATCACGTTTAGGCGCCTCCGGTAGTGGTTTGGCTTTGTCGCCCTTATTTATGATTGTCTGCTTACCGTCACCGTCCCGCTGTACGAGCACGTCATACGGATTCAGCGTGTTATCCTCGGGCCGGATGCCAATGGCGGGGCGTTCCTTACCTGACCGGGAGTCGATAATCACTGAGGCAATGCCGCCCTTGATTCGGGCTTTCTGCTCTCTCACGGCTTCCAGGGAAACGTCGGTCTGCCCGCTGGCGTTCTCCTCAAGCGGGTCCACGATAGGAGTGCCGCCCCTGATCTCTGATGCGGATTTCTTCGGCGGCTCTTCTTCGGATATTGCAAGACGGGTAGCCTTGCCGCGCTTCTCTTTGAGCGTTTCGCTGATCTCGTCAAACGGGTCGATTATCTCGGGCGCGGGGGCTTCTGCCTGGCGGAGTTCGATTTGCTTCTGCCCGGTCACATCCTTGGCGGTTCCCTCAACCGTCACGCCTTCCTCGGCTGGCACAGCTTCCCGCATCTTATCTATGGCGTGCTTCATCTGGAGTTTATTCGGCTTTACCTGTTGGAAATACTGAGTGAAGCCGGTAACGGTGTCGTTGTACGCCTTCTGCCGTACTGCGAGGTCTTGAGTCGGGGTTGCCGCCATCTCTTCGGAAACGTCCCTTATCCCGGTCGCCGCACTGTAGGTCTGCATGAAAGCGTCAAAATCGGTCTGGTCTGCCGGAGCGCCGAGTCGAGCTGCCCCTTTACCTTCCGGCGCCACTCCCTGAGATATCGGCAGATTCCGCATGGCCTGGGCGACAAGACCCGTAACAGTGTCCATCGCCTTCTTGTCGCCTGTCCCCGCCATGTATGCTTGAGCTGCGTTTGTAACCCAATCTGCCAAGTTAAGCGTCTTGACTATTGGGACCAATGGCGCGAGTCCCTTCCGTGCGATATCGGCGGATTTGTCAGAGGGGAACGCAATCGTACTCTTGCTTGCCTTCACGCCTGCTGCATGAGACGGCATCATTTGACCGTAGTCATCAGGTTGGAGACTGGCGTTTAAGTCTTTTAAGTACCCTATGGGGTCCAGACTGATTGCTTCCCTCGCCTTGGTGAGAGCGCCCCCGGTGGCGGCAGGGGCGCTTGCGGTGGGAGGGGTGAGGGACATGGCTTGGCGGGTAGTGGGGGGTGCGAATCCTGAACCTTGCTGAGCTGTCGGAGCTGAGAAACCTCCTGATTGCGGCTGTGCCTGAATAGGTGCAACGGTCGCCTGGGTCTGATCGTCGGTAAGTGGGGTCTCCGAGCCGTCCGGCAATACGCGAGTCTGGCGGCTGCCGGCCACGGGGCGGAAATCATTAGGAAGTAATTGACGGGTACCGGAAGGGGCGGGTTCGTCAAAAGGGTCAACAATCCCGCCGGGAGAATCTTCGTAAGGGTCAACTATTATTGCTGCGCGGGCCATCAGCGACCCCCGTATTTTTTATTGTAAAATGCCTCCAAGTCTTTATCGGCAACGCCGGGGTTCTTCGCCCTTGCGGCTGTCATCCATTTATCTTTCGACGGCGCCGCCTTGCCCGCGCTCCTTGGGTTTATTTTGCTGCCACCGCCATGAGGTTTCGCCTTGGCAATCGCCTCCAGTATCTGAGTTTTCTTTTCCTTATTAGTGACTTTGTTGGCGGCAGCGGTCAGGTCGTCTTTACTATGGCCTTTATCGACTGCCCCCTGCATGGTAGCGGCCATATCTGTTCCTGAAATCGACCCTTCAGGGTCAAGGCCCTTCATCCATTCGCTCAATTTCTCAACCGTCGCGTGCCCTTCTGCCTTGGTGGCCGGTTTGCCTTCTAATTCGGCTTTTGCCAACCGCTTCGCCTCATTGGCGATCCCCACCACATCCCCTTTCCATTTATCGTCCTTTTCAAGGAGGTCGATGTACTTTTTCTCAACCTTGTCTTTCTTTTTCTCGCTGTCGTCTTTCTTGTTCCGCGCCTCAATCTGCATCCCGATTCCTTTGAGGTGTCCGGCGACGGTGGTCTCAACCTTTTTCTGCCCTGCCTCGATGGTGGCGTTCGTTTTCGCCATAGGGTCCTGCGCTCCCGGTATCATATCCCCCTCTTCGGTCAGGATACTGAAGCCTGTCTTTGAGTCAGGATCTTCGACGACCTGGCGGGTCGGCTTATCCTTGTTGAAGAGCGTCTTCGCAGTGTTCATCAGGTCTGCGGTTTTCTGAGTGCTTCCCGCCTTCTTCATCTGCTTGACGTATTCCAGCCGCGCCTCGCCGGTCTTCAGGTCCTTCGGCATCTTGTCCAGAACTTCGGCCTCCCGGGTGTCCTCTGCCCTCTGCTCTCCCGCTTTCTTTACCTGCTCGACGAACTTCTCCCCGCCTTCCTCATTCGCAGCGACGGCGGCTAGAAGTATTGGGCCGAAACTGGCGGTATGTACGAGAGTGTTCTTAAATTCATCTATCGGGATTTCGTGGATGTATTCCTTATCGCCGTCCATTTTGGTGTGGGGTGTGGGAGGGGAAATACTGCCGTCTGCGTTGCCGGTCCGGACCACGGGGATAACTACTCCTTTGTCAAAATCTATCAACAGCGATTCCGCCTCTTTACCCTCCAGGAGCTTCGGCCCGGCATACTGGTTGAACGCCTCCATCAGTCCTGGCACCTGCTGGCTGCTCAATCTCACCTTGCGCTGGCCTTCCGGCAAGCTCTGGGCGTGCTGGATAAGTGCCGGTTGGACCTGTCCGATTATCTGCGTGAGTTGGTGGGCGGCGTAGGTCTGCGCCAGGGCTTTATGTGGGTCGTTGTCGAGGTCGGGCGACGCTTTGGTGAGCCCGTAAGCTGCGTCTACCTCTTCGGGGGTATATTGCGGCTGCGTACCGTTCGCTGCTGCCTGTGCCAATTTCATAGATGCGCTGACAAGCGGAGCGTGCAGCATTTTATGCTTGAGGTCTAGGTCGTCAAAAGCCTGCTGCGTCTTCTGGTGGACGATACTCTGCTTTTTCTGCTCCATCTCGACGTCCATCAACTGCCGATGTTGGGCGTGATCTTCCTTCTCCATATTCGCCTTATCTATGCCTTGGAAAACGCCGGTCACCTTCGCAAAGGCGTCTATGCCACTCTCGACCGGATCACCGTATGGAGACAAACCAAATCTCGCCATCATGCCCTCCGTCTTGATTCGCGGAATATGTTTAATCTGTCTTGAAGATCGGCAAGCGTGAAGCTCATAACCTTCGGGAGAAACATCCCCGTCCTTGCCATATATTTTTTATATCCGGGGAACCCTTCACAAAGCATCTTCTCTTCCTGTCTTGCGGTGTGGGAAAGGAGTACCAGCAACACCAGCCAGGCCGGTAAGCCGCCTCTCCATCCCGCGCAGAGAGCGAATACCCCCCCGCACATGATAAGAGAGGCGAGGTAGGCAGGGTGGCGGATATATTTATAAAGCCCCTTCTGGTAAATCTGCTCGGGCTTCGTTATCAATAGGTTGAATCCTGGGTTATTCCAGACCACCCAGAATCTTATCCCGTATCCGACGAGTATCATTGAAATCTTTAAGGATATCATTACATTATGCACGCGGCGATTATTCCCGCAATAGCTATGGCCGCGCCGACTCCCCCGGAGATCATCGTCATCTCTTGAGCTTTCTTGGCGTCGGCCTCTTGCTGGTTCGCTTGGTCAACCTGTTGCTGCTCTGCCGAGGAACGGACGAAGCCGCTGATCGCATTGGACTGTTCTCCCAAGCCTGTAGAGATAATTCCTCCGGCCATTTCCCCCTCCGGTTTTCTTTTCTCTTGACTTATCACCCCCGACATGATAGGGGTAATACATGAATCTGTCAAGGCTAAAGTGCAAAAGATGCGGCCATGAATGGTGGCCTCGGATTGAAACTCGCCCCAAATCTTGTCCCGAATGTACGAGCGAAATATGGGATCGAGACTACAAACTTAAAGGTGGAGTAAAACCACGATCCATCCTCGACACTATGGCTAAGTATGTTGTTAAGCCTATTGATTCGGAGTGTTGGGAGTGGCATGGCACCACTGACAAGGGGTACGGACGGTTTAAAAAAGCTGGCAAACAAACTCTGGCGCATAGGGCTGCTTATGAACTTTACATAGGCCCTATCCCCAAAGGGATGAAAGTGTGTCACACCTGTGACAACCCCCCTTGCACGAACCCCGATCATTTGTTTCTTGGCACCGATCTTGATAATAAGACGGATAGTGTTAACAAAAACCGTCATGCACACGGGGAGAAGCAAGGGGCTTGCAAATTGACCAGTGAGCAGGTCCTTGCCATACTGGATGACCCTCGTCCTTATATTGAAATTGCTAATGCCTATGATGTGGCCTACATCACTATTTCTCGCATTCGTCGTGGAAGAGGATGGAGACACATTACAAAGGGCTTGATCCCCCCGAAACAACGCAAGCCGACTTATGGCCGCGCCAAACTTCAAAGCTCCGATATCCATGCAATCCGCAAGGACCCCCGGACGTGTAAAGATATCGCTAAAGATTACGGTGTAACTCTTTCGACAATCAGTCGGATTAAGAATGGGACGACATACGGACACGTTATCTCCTAACTCCTCATTGTGACTTATAGGCTGTCATGGCGCTTTGCTGCGCCACGTTGGGGTTCGGCGCACTCCCCAGACTGATCAGCTCATCCTGCGTTGCCACGTTCTGACGCGCCGTGTTCTGCGCCCCCGCCACCATCTGAGCCCTTGATAGATTATTCAATCTGGAATTGACTGCCGTCTGCTGCGGAGTCGCAACGACTCCTTGCGAGGCCATCTGACGGGCTTCCACTCCTTGCATGGAGTCCGCCGCGCCGGTAGCGTTCGTGGTTGCCTGGTTTACGGCATCAGTGAGTATTTCGGGATTATTGAAAGAAGTCTGCATCAGTAAATTCTGCTCGACTGGTTTGTACTGCGTCTCCCAGTTGGCGAATTCAGCCGCGAGGACTTTGGCAGCCATGCCTTGAGCCGTCCCGGTTGGGGCGATCTGTCCTGACTGCGCTTCCGTTTGGAGCCCTGACAGGTCAATTGGTGTTAGTGATGCAGGAGTTCCGGGATTAAGTACCCCCCAGGCCCCTCCCCCCCCCCCACTCGCCGGCTTATATACAGACCATGTGCCAGTCACGGGGTCGTAAAGATTCTGCTGTCCCTGGGGAGTGTAGTCCATTATAAGCGCCTCCTATTACCACGCTGGCGGATTGTCAGGATTCAGCCATTTGAAAGTATCGCTACTTGCCCCAAGGTTGAAATTAGCATCAAGGGCCGGGTTGCCGGTCCCTGCGTTTGGTGATCCGCTGGCACCAGCCGGGTTGCTGCTCATAAGCGCCCTTGTCCCGAGTGCTGCCGCCGCTCCCACTCCTGAACCAATAGCGTTTTCTTCCGCACCTTCCGCCATCAGTTTCGATTTCTCATCAGCAATGGCTTTCTGTACCGACTGTTCCGCAAGTTGCCCCTGCCCGCCCATGGCCTGAGTCTGCTGGCCTCTGCCGATATCGACGATGTTCTGGAGGCCGGACATCTGCTGTGCCCTGACTGCCGCATCCGCGCTTGTCGTCCCTTTTGACTTGATATCGGCGGCTGCGTTGCCCCTTCTGGCTATCTGTGTCGCATTCTCGCCAGGGGCGGCCCCTGCGACACCTTCCATAACGGAAGCGTTGACTTTGCCTGCCGCTGCCGAGGATTGCGCCCCGGACTTGGCATTACCGGTCTCTTTGGTTATAAATTTGTCTATGTAAGGTTTGTACGAAGTTGAGTAATAATCCCAGAGTTTGACATTATTCTTTTGCTGCTGGATCTGGTCTTGTGTTTCCTGTATCCCGCCACCGCCACCGCCGCCCATGTCAGACCTCCAGGCTGTACGTAGTTAGTCCCCTTCGGACTCCCGGCATCCGGTCGAAGCCTACACGGGGGGACTGCCACACCATCCTGGAAGCTCCTACGTTTCGAGCTATTTCACGCAAGAACTCTGTGTTTCTCTCTCTTTTACCATTAATCCCGTAAGCAATCCAGACAAAAAGCACGGTTCCCCATCGTTTATGAGGATTAATCTTACAGACTGCGAAGCTCTCGTCCTCGTCGTTCAAGAACAGACACGCCGTCCTGTTCTGAATTGCGTAATAAACATCGTCCTCGGTCCAGTCGCAATCGTCGGCAAACCGCTTTGCAATGGCGGTGATCTTGCCAACGATATCCGGCCAGACTTTCTCAAGGTCGGTGGTGAAGATCACTTGGTCACCATCTTCTTTGAAATCACGAGGCTGTTATCCACCAGCCCAGTATTTATCAAGTCCTGCGCCGTGAGCGGCCCGCCGTTCTTCTGAACTGTGCTGAAAAACACCTGGAGCTGGTCCATGTTGTCTATCAGGTCTTGAAGATTCACGCTCTTTTTTATGACCGGCGTCTTTACGAGGCTCATTGTGGAAGTTCCCCGATATCCGAAGCGAGATAAACAACCGTCGCTCCTTTCGTACCATACACCCGGCAGTCAACGGCGTCAACCATTGCGTTCGCCATCCCTATCATCTGCGGGTTTTTCGATGTGACCGTAGCGGTTATTGTCTGCGGCGCCGGGTTGCCGTTCCCGTCCACTATCTGCGGGTAGATTATATCCACTACGACCGGGTATGACGTTGCGAGCACCTTAATCCACTGCGGCATACTCGGCGGGCCGGACTGTCGCGGCGATTTCCAGTCGAGTGAGCGAGGAGATGCAACATTTGAAGCAAGCGACACGATATCATTGCCGACCTGGAGGAACAGGTAACCGGTCACGAAGTCGTAGCATCCCGCCGTAGCGTAGAAATCCAAGTCTACGAAGTTCTTGGTTGCCGGATCGAATATGAACCCCGCCTGAACGTCGCCGTTTGTGTAAAACCCAACGTATTTATTCTCCCAGAAGTACGCCGAAATGGATGATGGAGCGTAATTTGCCCACTCATCGCGGGACATAATATCCTGAGTGATGATATTATTCGTCCCTTGCCCGAGAGCAATAAGCCCCTCCGGTGCGGCATAGATCGAAAACGCCCCCATGTTTACGACACTGCGCTTTGACAGGCAACTGAACCCTAACGGAATATAGGCCGGGACGCTGTTCTCCGGGTCGGTGAACGTGATCGCCTGCGGGAGCCCTTGAGTCAGTATCACAAGGGTATTCCCCCATGCAACGAGCCCCATGATTTCATCTTCCATAGACTTCTGATAACTGGCAGGCCATGCGTGGGGGTAGCTCGGAACGGAAAGGCATAGAGTGTTGTTGAGCCAACACGCCATAGCCTCATTCGGAAGAGCTGCGAGCCCCTCCACACCGGCCGGTGGGCCATCCCATTCGGCAGACTGGAGCACATCCGCCAGAGCTGAGTCAAGCAGGGAATCGGTATAGGACGCCGTGGCCACTGCCACCTGTTCGACAAGCTGAAAAATCTCGTTACCGTTCGCGTCTTGATTCAGCCGGTATATGTTAGAGTACAGAACCCAGAACAAAGGATCTGCCGGGCCGGTTTCAAGCCCCGTGACTGACACATGGTCCCCATCGAGCAGAGCAATAAGATTCGACACCGGCCCGGGGGGGCCAACCTCCCCATATCCGTTCACATACGCCTGAACATAGTTTTTAGATTCGAGAGTGGTGGGGTCCGGATCGACGAGCTTCATTGCAGAGCATTTAACGTAAATTCCAGATGCGAACGTGCCATAGTCGTTAGAATCCACCCCGTCAAGAGTGAAGTGCTTTGCGTCAATAACGGTAATGGTCCCGATCCACCCCTCAAGCTCCACCATCCCGACCATGTTGTAGAATTTCAGAGAGGTCCCTGTAGTGAGATTATGCGCTGTGCCTTGAGTCAGTTTAGCGGGGTTCGCCTTGCTGATATTGTCTGATGTCCCGATGGACACGGCAACGGGGGTGAATACTGAGGCAAGAGGGGACCCTGACGAGAGCACTCGCGACTGAAGTGTCCACGTCCCGCTGGTAAACGTGGGGTAACTTGTGGAATCCACCCCGTCTATGGTGAAATGAGACGAATCAACCACCGTGATCGTTCCCTGGTAGCCGTTAAGCTCAATCATTCCTATAATGCTGAACAAGAGGGTGTCACCGGTGATGAGTCCGTGGTTGGTATCAGTGCATTCAGCCGGGTTCCCTTTCGATAACACGGTAATCGTCCCGGAGTTCATCACCTTCAGACCTGTAGCGTAGAAACTGGCAAGCCCCGCTGCGATAGTGAGCCCGTTGAACGCGAACGACACCCCGTCGAGGCCGGTGACCCCGGTGGAGAAAAATTCCAGTAGCCAGTTCAGGCTGATATTCCCCATCCCGTTGTCGTAGACGGTCACCTTCGCGCCTGTTGAGTCGAGGATGACTGATGCTATCATCGAGAAAGGGGCAGACACGCCAAGGACTGTGGCAACGGGGGCGGTGAGAGGGGCGGGTGGTGAGGGTTTGCGGTAGGCCATGGGGTAAGCGGTGCCACCCTGTTTATAAAGGTTCTTATCCGTTACCCGCAATTCGCCCGCTTCGGTGTAAAATACCCGCTTCCATGAGTCGTTAGGAAGAGGGGCGAGCACGGCGTCTACATCATCCGCCCATGCGAGCCACTTTACAGAACCGTCGCCATCATAGAGAAATATCGAGACTATCGGTCCTGCGACCGTCGGGGTGTATTCGGCACCATCGGTCCCGAGCGGGACGAGTCCGCCGTGATCGAACCGGCAGTTTTTGGCTACCTGAGCATGACCGGGGGGGATAAGCCGCGGGTCGGTGATCCTTGGAACAATGCCGCCAAACTGAGAAAAAGTCAAGAGCGCCATTATTGCCCCGCTGCCGCGACTGCGGTTTTCACCTGTTTCTGAACGCCGAGTGCTTGGTAAAATGATTGCCTATACATCTGCGACTTCTGCAAAGCATTAGGCACGGTAGTATTCTCCGCCAGGCACCATGCAATGCAGCCGTTAATCGCCGGGACTTCGAACTCATCAGGGAGAGGGAACGGGTCGTTTACCGGGTCCTGTGCCGCGGTCGGGTATGCAGAACCGAGGTTTTCTATCTGTGTGGGGGCAACTGCGGGTTGGGGAGGAAACACGCCGTAAGCGTAGGGGTCTTTCTCATCCATGACCACGATGGAGACCACCCCATCGGCCGGCCAAGTGTGCCAGTCAGGGATACACTGGTCCATAGTCTCACGGGGGACGGAAGTTATCACTTTGCCGGGGGTGGCTCCGTTGACGCCCATGTTTCTTCTCGCGTCCAGCAGATCATTCCATCCAGCGGGAAATGTTTGCCGTGTCCCGGCAACGAGTTGGCACACCTGAAGAATGGAATTCGCTTCCGGCCGGAGGTCCACTATCTCATGACAAACGAGATTCAGGTAAACGAGCAGGATATTCGTTGGGTAGCCGATATTCAGTATATCCTGGAGCTGCCGGCCGATTGCCGCGATAATCGCCGCTACCCCCACCGTGCCGGGACCGACAAGCGCCTCCTCAATAGATATATCGTTGCCGATCATCTGGCCGTTGTACCATATCTCTATCGGGTAGGGTCCGCCGTTTGGAACGGCTAGGCTGCCGTAATACCACGACTGAATGGCGGATGTGTCGGCGAATTCCGTGAGATAGAAATCGTTTTCTGCGCCCCATTGGAGCGTAGTGAAGTTCCAGAACTGCCCTGCGTTCGGCATTCGGCAGTAGACTGCGGCATTGCCGAGGCCCTTGTCGTAGCGGAGCGTCACGTTTTTCGTCGGTTGGTTGAGCATGATTCCCCCGGTTACTGTACCGCCATATCCAGATTAAACATTATGTAGGTGTCCACGTTCGATTTGCGCCAGTTCAGGTTTGGGCCGTTGTTGAAATTTCGCATAAGCCAGATTCGAGGATCGCCAGCATTCACATAAATAACCCCCGTGCCATAGGCCCCGCCATTGGTGTAAGTGACCGTACCGACAAAGCCGCTCTTCGCCGGTTTCAGTCCTTCAGGGATATTTACCAACAGCCCGGTAGACGGGATACCGGATACACTGGACACCTCTAAGGTCATGTTCCATTGCAACCGGCCATCTTCTACCTTATATTCATTCCTGGTGATGCTGCCGACATCGACAGCCCACTGCATAAAGGCGCTACCGTAGAAGTCAGAGTTGTCGGGATTGTAGGTTTGCCATTGGCAAGCATTGGCAGAGATTGTTATGAGCATGATTACTAAGAACATCCAGAATGTTTTCATCATAACCTCCTGTTACTGGATTTCAAACTCAATATTGAGCAAGATCGACGTATTCCCGGTTGACGCAGCCCAAGTGGTCGAAGCATAATTTTTAAATAGTCCCATGTACGACGACCCGTTGCCATTGCCAGCAATAATCCCCTGCCCATACGTTCCGTTGTCTGAATAGACGAAACTGCCGATATACGAATTCGTTACCTCTTTTGCACCATTTGGGATGGTCAGGACGAGGGCATTACCCCCTGATGTCACGCTTGTCCCCGTGATCGAAAGAACCCAGTGCATCCTTTTCCCCACTATGGAATATCGGCTATACGCAACGTTCCCCGAGACGACCGTCCATGTATTGCCAGACCCGATAAAGTTCCCCGCGCTGAACGTGGGGGTGCTCCATGTTGGAAGGTTATTAGTTATCGCCCTCCCAACGAAATATGAATTTACCGCATACCTGCTGCTGTCTGACGCCGGGGGAGTCGGCACCTTAAGCCCATGTGTTGTATAGTTCACAAATGGCGCGGAATAGTTTGCAAACGGTGAACGACCATCAGGTCCATTAACCGGGATTTGGCTTGCGCCAGGGCGGGTCGAAGGGGCGAACCCTCCTGCCAGCGTAGAATTGGCAGCAAGAGTGGCATTCGCTGCATTCGTGGCCCAGAATACCAAACCTGAATCGGTAAGGGTCCCTATCGGTATCCACCCGGTATCTGCGCCGTTCCTGATCCTGAGAGTCGGGGGGGAGGTCGAAGTATCGCACCATAATGGGTTATGAGACCCCGTTGTCGTCGGTGCTGTGGCTGAGTTATAAACAGAGAGGATGTTCGCTTGGACTTGGTTTACAGTCGCCCGGCCACCGCCCATGGAGGTATATGCAACCTGGACCGCACCGATACTCGCAGGGGTGATCGTAATCGTTTTAGACCCCGGAGTATTCACTGCCCCCACGACCTTGATAGTCGAGTGGGAAGTCGGGGCGCATATTTTGCCGCCGGCAGAAGAGAAACAATTGAACGTGTTAATTACCGGAGTGGCGTTGCTGCCGTAGACGATTTGACCGACGCAAAACAAAGCGATCGCGAGTATTCCGTAATAGATCGGTTTCAATAGAAATCCCCCCTTTTCATGCGCCTGCGCGGTAAAGGCACCGCCCTGGCGTTGAGCACCGTGTCCACCTCGTTCTGTAGCATGGCCTCGAAGTCCGGATCTGCCTGGATGACGTTCAGCCCCTTGGTGATCACCCGGGGAACGCCCTGGAAAAACGCCTGGTCGAACAGCCCGTTGAACGGTATCGGCACATCGGATGTCACATTATCGACTGTCTGCGTGGGAGCGGATATCTCTGACGGCATCCCGTAGTATCTTGCTTTGATGGAAACTGAGACAAGACCGGTATCGAGTGCAGGGTAAAAGACAATCTGTGCCAGTCCGAGAAGTTCATATTTATACGGAGAAAGCGCCGTCTGTCCTTGGAATCGAGCCCGGCTGCCGGTTATCGGCTCAAGGCATCCCGATCGGCCGTAAAGGTCGTAATCGTAGCCGCCGTAACTCTGCGAATTATCACTATCCCAATTATCATCGTCATAACTCCCGCTGTAATCGGGATTGTACGGCTTTTCCGCAAGGGAAATGAACCCGTCAGGGAGGTCGTAATAAACCGTGTCAGGGGTGACGGTCCATGTGTTTTCCATTTGAACGAGCAGATCACTCTTCACTTTGATGAGGCGCTTGGCGATCATCGAAGCGACATAGTTTATTGCTTGGTAGAATGTCGTGCCGGTCGGCGGGGCTTTGGCAATCCGCGGGAGGGCATCAAGGACTAGTTGCTTAACGGTTGTCATGATAAACGGTCCTCCGGATCATAGAGGCGGCGCCCTCCAGGCGATACAGCATCTACTGCTTTTTTGCACCCTTCGCAGTGCATAATGGTCAGCAATATCTGGTCAACCTTGCCATCAGTAGTCTTCTGCCCTTTGACGAAACTCTTGCCTACCCATACCAGCACCCCCACAAGGGCTCCCCCGACTGCACCGATTACACTCACGAGCAGTTTTACAGCCGTCCATATTACCGGCATTATCGCATTATACATCTCTAAAGATGGTTGGATAGGTGTCGTCATGCCGCCCCCTTTTTGTTACCCCGCCATTTTCAGCGCCGCCATCTGCGCTTCCCAGTCGGCAACGGTCATGCCTATAGGAGTTATCCCGGTCGTGTCCGTCCAGTCCTGAGAGATGAAAGAATAGACCTCATCAACGAATGCGTCAAAGAAAGCCTGAGTCATGCCGTACTTTCTCCCCCATGAAATCACAGGGTAGGTTCCCGCCACATTGTAGCCCGGCAGAATGACGCAATGCCCTCCAACTGTGTCCGTCACGTCCACGCCAGCGGGAACATCCCACACATCCGGCGGGGTCATCGGGTTGCCCTGCGCATCGTACATCAGGAAGCGGGGAACCTCGAAGCCGATATAGACCAGGCCCGATTCGTAGATGCACTCCTTCACATCCTGTGTATTGCGCGGGTCCGTCTCGAAGAATCCAAGGAGCTTTTCTGCGGTCGTGCCGTCACCGATAGGAAAGCCGGTATTGACGCAGTACCCGAGCACGTCCTGCTCGACGCCACCTTTGTCGGTGTTGGGGTCGTTGGGGTCATAACCGCAGGCCTGTTCATAAAGGGCCTGGACGCAGTTGTCCGATTCGGTGATGATGTTCTTTGCCGCCCATTGGGTAAGCACCTGCCGGGCATGGTAGACACCAGCGCAAGTGCAATCCCCTTCTGCATCGTTGAGCATCATTCCCACGTCGACAGGGAGTCCGGGCGTGTAATCGCAAGAATCGGGAATCAAGAGTGTCTTTTCCCGGCGCATGGTGAGGGCCGAGTAGTGAGGAATGAAAGGATAGAATTTACGGGGCAACCGCCCGAGTTGGAACATATCAACCTCCAAAACTAGGGGCGGCGGACCGCCCCGTTACCAAAAGGCTGGCAGATCAAGTCCGTGGTGTCAGGTCGTGGGCTCGACCGGCGGCGGGTCGGGGACCGGCGGCACGAACGACGGGTCGATCTTCTTGGCGATTGCCACCGACGCAGTATAGACTGCATTGGCGATCTTCAGGATGTTGGCGCCGTAGAGTTTGATCAGGCCGGGGATCAGGTTGGTCTGGAAACCGGTGAAGGTAATCCCGGCAGCGGCGAGCGCGTCGCCCAGGTCGGTAATGTCCCCTTGGAACTGGGCACTTTCAGCGAACTGTACGAAATTGATGAGCTTTACATCTGCGTTAATTTCATCTTCCAGAATCTTGTTGATGAGTGACATGCCTAAACTCCTTTCATTGCCGGGTCTTGCCCGGCTGGTTCTGGGGGGCTTGCGTCCCCCTGTTTTTGTGATGTCCCTGGCCGGAGTATGGCACCCATGATGCCGAGACACACCCCGGCGGTTATCCCGTCCTTTGCATAAACAGCATAAGCCCCAATTCCCGCGACCGCAAGTGAAAAAATCAGTTTATCCCAGTCCATGACCATCCCCTTTCTGGTATTTAATCCACGCATTTATTTGTGCGGCGAGCCGTCTATACATGAAATCAGGGGCCATGCCTTGTGCCGCCATCCCGAGCAGCAAACCGATTGATTGAATGGACGCGCCTACCGCCTCGCTGCATATCCAGACGTGATCATCCTCAACGAGCAGGGGAATCGGGAGAAATGCGGTGAAGATAATAATCCATCCATATTTTGGCTTCACAAGAAACACGCCCCCTGCGGCAATTAATTCAGCCTGGGCCCTGACAATCTTCTCCTGAGCCTTGGTGCAGGCAATCGGTATGCAGTCCCAGGCGCCCGGTTCCATATCGATGTGATCTTTGAAAGAAGGCCCGTTGTCCTCGTCTCGGGAAGAAAAGAACTTGCCATCGGAAAACTGGAGCTCAACATGGCAATGATGACCACTAAAGAACATGATCACGCTGCCGAAGAATGACGTCGCCTTTTTCTTGAACCATACGCGCATCATTTGATATCCAAAGCGTTATCAAGTTCTCTTGCGTCGTCAAGGGACTTCTGGCAGGCTACCGGGTTTGCTTTACACCATGCCGCCCATTCCTGCGCTTGTTGTTTGCCCGCCGCATCGTTCTTTTTTGTCAAGTCAACAGAGCTAATAACCCCTGCCCCGCTGAACTTCTCGTTGTGGGAGGTCACACACCCCTGCATCATCAATACTGCCGCCAGAATCAAGAGAGTTTTCATACTGTTGCTCCTTTCCTTAGTTCTTCCACAATTCTATTGCTGCGGCCGGGGGCACCCCCGGAGTTTTTAAGCTGCCGATACCAAAGACTGTCCATTGCCTGATCTGCCGCCTCGTCCCAATTATCGGCCTTAATTGCGGCAACCATGTTGTGGAAGCCCTCAACTCCGGCCTTGCCAAGGTTGAACACCATGTTAACGAGCGCCCCCTGACGAACATCATCCATCGGCTGATCGGCAAAGATTTCGTGAAACTCCTGGATGGCCTGGTCTACCCGGCGGCCGAGTAGGATGGTTGCCGTCTCTTCCGAGATAGTGGAACTTTGCCCTGGCGCACAGCATCCGTAACCATACGTCCATTGTTTGTTATCCCAGAAAGCGGATGCCGTAAATCCTTCATCAATCTTCAACTGATTTATTATCGCGTCTCTGTTCATATTTGCCTCCAGCGTTTTATTTAATCAGGATGCGCCGCCCCCTGAGTTAGACCATAGTAAGGGCCAGGAACAATGACAGAATCCCCTGGGTTATCAAGGCATCACCCCCCCCCCCATTTTCAGCATCCAGATATGAGCGCCACTGAGGACGCCCATAATTCGACGTTGAAAATTAGAATCTGCCACCGTATACCTGCAACATAATCATTGCGGTAGCCGGGAGGTCTTTCGGAATCCAGCCAAGGCTTTGAAGCGCCTGGAGTTCTTCCATGGTCAGCCCCTTGGCAACGTACATCATGCCCCTAACCGAAGCGGAGACGGTCGGAGGGGTGATGGTAAAGGTCGCCCCGTTGCCGGTCGCCGCGGCAGAGGTGAAGGTGTAGAATGCCATGGCGTGCGTAGTGGTGCTGTTGTAAAGCTGAGCGCAGTCAGCGGTAATACCGGTGCCGTCGGTTGCGGTCCAGACGAGGCCACCGGTGCAGTTGAAATCAGAGGCCAACGGAGAACTGCCGGCGGTCGCAGCGGCGGTGAGTGTAGCATAAGAATTCGTAATGTACCCGCCGACATTTGCAGCTTGGCTGATATTGGCAGAGGTACTTTGAGCTATGAGTCCCCCTGTCACAGTTAACGAACTGAGCGCCCCCGTTGAGCCTTCAGCCGTCAATGGTATCAGGTCGCTTCTCAACATGCCGAGCGGGTCATGCTGTGCGCCGACTGATCCTACCGAAGCGAGGGCAACATTTGCAATGCCAAGCCCGGCGGTCGTGATCGCCGTGGTGCTGGCGGTCCCGCCATAGCTTGCAAGATAAGCCAGTCCGTTGCTCATGCCGCCAGCGGATACCGGGAAGGGCCAGGTTGTGCCGACACTCCCCCCATCTGACAAGGTGACAACTGCGATGCTCTGCGCCGTTACTCCGATCGTGCCGATACCTGCCCCGCCGCCGCTTCCATAAGGGGCCGGGCTATTATTCACGAAACCGTTTATCCCTAAGAACCCGACAAGCCCCTGGCTGCCGACCTGATTATTTAATAAGCTGACTTGTCCGGCAAGCCCACCATATGCTGCAACATTTCCCCCAGACTGCGCCCCTAATGATGGAGAAGGCACAACCGCGCTGATGGTGGAAGAGATGAAAAGACAATTGCCGATGCCACCCTTTGCGCCAACAGAGGGGTGAAACGGTTGGCTCCCTATACCGGGATTCCAATTGAACGCTTGCATATGGAATGGGAAACCGACACCGCTCCATGCGAAATCCCCAAAATGGAATGGGGGTCCATTGTTAAGGCCTGAACCTGTATAAAGAGACGCTACGCTGCCTCCCCATGCAGAGGTGCCCAAGGAAATACAAAACAGTATTGATATCAGGGTATTAAATCTTTTCACCGACTTCCCCTATGGCGTATATCCGCCGATAAATGTTCCGCTGCCGAGTGTCAGGAAAAAGTTTTGTACCCCGTTCAGATAAACTTTGACAGGAACAATGGTATTCGCATAAGAGTTTGCTGATGTGGAAACGATTCGGCAGGTCCATTCAGCCGCTGTCAGGTTCGTTTTGCCATAATTGGTTGAGTAATTGGCAAACCCATGGGTCCCCAATGAAAGCGTCCGGGAATAAGCATCGTCGGGCGAAAACCCTTGTATAATACTGGTCTCCCCGCCAACAGCGTCGGTTTTCAGTTTCTTGTTCATCCCGAAAACGCCGCATTCGATATGGTTCGCCGAGGAATACGCTTGAAATCCGATCTTCATCATCGGCCCGGCATATGTGATTGCAGCCGATAGGGTTACCATCAAAACTGCGATTATTATCCTTTTCATGTCGCCTCCAGTTCCTTTAATCTTCCGTCCAGGAGTTCAATTAACCATGGTCGCCGGGTTGCGGAAGAGTCCTCTTGCGCCCCTATGACGAACAGCATCTCTTTGTCCTTGCATCCCTTTACCGCTTTTGTGATCTGCTGGTAGTTGGTGAGCACGAAAAATTCTTCCTTCGTGAATGAAACGCCCTGATCTGCCGGTTTACTCGGCGCCTCGGTTTTTTTGCTCTGATATTCCCGGTAAAAACCCTTCGTTGCAAGGAGCCTCTTGACCGCATGATCCGCGCAAACTTCGCATACGTTCGATTCCTTGTCCCCTCCGGTAAGTTCAGGCCGAGACTTGAAGATGTACTTCATCCCGGCATGGTTGAATTCCGTCAGCCCGTCTCTCTTGATAAGGCATTCGATAATCATTGTTCACTCCTTGAGAAAAGGGGAGGTAGAAGCCTCCCCTTCGTTGATTGATCTGCCGGTCAGTCGGCGCCGAGCAGGTAGAGGTAAAGGGACCGGTTAGTGGAAATGGCCGCAGGGGTCCAGGTTGCTCGTACAAAGTTGCAGAGGCTGTTGATTTCAAAGGTGGTGAATGCCGCGCCGTTGGCCAGGGTTATCACATTCCCCAAACTATCCTTCATGGGAGCCCACGGACCACTGGCGGTTACCCCACAATAGAGGGTGGCCGGACCGTTGATGTTGGTCGTCTGGACTGCGCTGGACATTCCCGTAAAAACTGCGGTCGCCCTGACGTTGCCGAACATCCGGGTAACATTGGAGTTCAACGCCGAAGTGGCGGTGGCCGCCTTGGCGCTGAATATCGCGTTAGATTCCCTGGTGACAAGCGGACCGTTCTGCATGTCGGCGAAAGCTGCCGAGCAGAGCATACCCACTATGACAAGGGAAAAGACTGAGATAAGGTTCTTCATCTGTTCCTCCTTGTAAGTTATTTGTCTGGCTTAGTTCCCGTCGGGGATATAGATGAGAACCATCCTCAGCTTCGCCCCAGTGTTGAGCCCCGTCGCCCCGGTGGTGATCTTGATCCCGTACCAGGTATCATAATCGGAGACCGCCTGCAGGAGTCCGGCCGCGGTATCCGCTCTGGCAACCCCGCCAGCCTGGCCAACGCTCGATGTGGTGATCACGTTCGTGCTCGACCCCTCCAGGTCCGTGAAGTCCTTTTTAAGCAACCCCGCGGACATGACAAGAGCTACCCCGCTGTCAATATCCCCTGCAACAATATAGGAATCAATCAACTTATGCCCTTTGGGGACGCAACCAGCTACGTACATATCGCTGGTGGCGAGCGGATCGGTAGCCGTGGCGAGGGTTATGTCAGAAATGGAGTTGATCGGCACCCCCGCCCCCTGGTGAGTCAGCGCCGCAACGGAGCCTTGCAGCGGCTGAAGTGTCGCGGCGGCATCATCTGCAGCGGGGGTTACCCCGACTGCCTTACTCATGTATCTTATGGTCTGTGCCATTTGAGTCCTCCTTGGCTAAAGCGTAAGGAGGGGGTTCCACGCCCCTCCGGGTTATTTTACGAGGTGATGGAGGTAGGATCGGCAGCCGTGTCGAGGGCGAAAATGCCGAAATCCAGCCCGTTGAAGGTGACTTTCTTAACGCCCCACCTGGTGCCGGTGCAGATCTCCAGAACGTACTGGAAATCCTTCCATTCTTCCTTCCAGGAGAAGGTGTTGGCCTCCCCGGGTTGCCCAAGGGCGAGTACGCCGGCCTGAACGCCGCAGAATAGAGCGCGTGCGCCGGCAAGGGTACTGTTCGCGCCCCATGTGCTGAACGTCAGGTTTGCGTCATGAACCTGGATAACCACGTCACGGTAGATGCCGAGCGCGTCCTTGGTGTAATTGCTCTCGGATTCGTTGGCGCCGGTAGCCAGGGCCTTGGTGATCTGCGCCCAACCGAGTTCGCCCTGTTCACGTCTCAGGTCGAATTCCTGTATCGGATGGATGACGCACAGGAAGCGTTTCTTGCCGCCGACTTTGGGAGCCGTGATCTTCGGGATACGAGCAGTGCCACCGCCCATGGTTTTGGCTTTGGCGATTGCCTTGTCGAGCAGTTTCAACCCGAACTTGTCATCGGCCGTCAGGGTCCCGGTCGAGGTTGCCGACCCATCCCCACCGAACATCTGGTGGTAGGAGTCAGGAGCAACGAACGAGTTGTTGGCGTAGCCGGTGAAGTCGGTCGCCTCGATGAAATCGGTATTGCTTCCGCGGGCGCCGGACAGGTACATGGTGATCGTCTCGTCAAACAGACGAATCATGTACTCGGACTGGCGGGCGCGGCCGATTTCGCGAAATTCCAGCATGGTTTTCTGCTGGTCGTTGGTGTTGCCGCAGGACACGACTTTACGGAGCTGGTCAACGTAAACCAGATCGCTGTAAGTGTCGAGCTGCTCGGCGGTTCCTTCCGCCTTTTGTTCGCCCTGGACGGGCTTGCCGCGGAGCTGCAGAGAGAGATAGTAGCGAACGGATTCACCACGCATCTTCTCCAGGTCTGTGAGACGCCAGATAGGCATCGTCGGGTTTTTGCCGCTGGACATGAACTTGCTGTTCCAGTAGCCCTCTCTCGCAAGATCCACCGCGACCATCGCTGAGTACCGCTGGACGGCCTGGACGGAACTATGCACGACTGTGGTCTGTGCCATTTTGTCCTCCTTTTTCGCCGTCCTGGTGATTATGGATGTCCGTCAAGTCTGTAATCCTTACTGACGGGTCTGCTTCAAACACTACTTTAACGGCATTCTCTATGTAATCGGAACGCCGGAATTTAAGGGTTATAATCTGGCCCAAAATAGTGAACTGAATCCCTCTCCCAAACTTTATTTCCTTTAGAAGTCGGGACATTAAGTCCTCGCGCCTTTCAGATACGCCGCTTCCTGCTGTGGCGTCATCCTGGCAAGGGCTTCTTCCCTCTCAACCGGGTCCTTAATCCGGTCGATGTTGGCAAACGGGTCAGCATCATGCTCGCCGGCTGCCGGGAGTTCACCCAGGTTCACCACACTGGCTGGCACAGTTGCGGCCGGGGCTTTCGGTGTTTTTTTGCCATTTACCACCTGGGTGGCCAATGGAGTTGTTTTCCCCCGCGCCGGCAGATTAAACGCCTTGCGTACTGCGCGGTCGGCCTCGATCTGAATCAGCATCCCGGACTTGCCGGCGTTCGCGGGGTCTTTCAGGAGCACATTCACCCGTGAAGCGAATGCAGAGAAAAGCATAGCGGACTTGTCCGTGATCTTCCCCTCGGCGTCCTTCTCCCTGTACTCAGGGGTTGCGGCCACAAAAGCCTTCTGCTCTGCCATCCAGATAGCGTTTTCTTTCTGAACGTCCCGCTGGCTTATACGGGCCTCCATGCGAAGCTCGGCAATCTCCTGGTTGATGGTGGCGGTCTCGTCGTCGATCTCGTCGAGGGCGTCGCGGAGGTCTTTCTTGGTGAATTCGGTCTTGTCCGGCTTCTCTCCCTCGTCGAACCAGTCGTTTACCTCTTTTCGCTTCGCCTTGAGCGCGACTATCTTATCTGCCAGTTCCTTCGGGACTTCGACTTCTACCTTTGGCAACGGGATATCGGAGTCGGGAATGTTAATCCGGAGCGATAGGAGTTCTTCATCGGTCGGGATGACTTCCGCAACGGCAGCCTTGGCCGCTTCTTCTTTCTCTTTGTCCTCGGGAGAGAGGGCGGCTATGCGGTCGGCTTCGGCTTTATCGGCTGCCGCTTTCTGCTCGGGCGTTTCCTCACCTTCCTTAATCTCGCCGATCTCTCCAAGGGCGTCGTCAAGTTCATCTTCTTCCAGCTCTCCACCCTCGGCGGCTTCGATCTGCTCGTCGGTGATCCCGAACGCAACGCGCTCAGCGGGGAGTAGGTTCTCCCATTGGGACTTAGTGAATCCGGCAGGTATTCCGGGTTCTGCCGTAGCTTCGCCGCCGGTCCCTGCTTCGACTTCGATCCCTCCCCCCTCAGTAGGGGGAGCGTAGAGTATCGCCCTGTTGATAAATCTGTGCATAAACATCCTGGGACCTCCTGTTATTTTTTATCGGCCATCCGCACGATTTCTGAGGATTCGGCCTTGCGCTTCATGTGCTCAGCTTTCATCGTCTTCGCGTGACCGTGAGCAGCCTTGAGACGGGCAGGGTCTTTTTTGATCGCTGCCGCCCTGGCGAGTGCGCGGACATCTTCTTCTTTCTCCCAGTGGTTCTCATCGTATGGCTGCGCCACCAACTCCGATTTCTTAGTCATTGTTCAAATCCTCCTCGTCTCTAGCCTTAACTGTTTCATCTCGTATGACGGACATCTTGGATGACAATCGCAAGGGTCAGTTATTGACTCATCCAAGACCCAACAATAATAATAGGTGTCCCATCCGTCAGGCAACATTACCCGGTTGTCCTCCCGGCTGTCCTGTATTATCGCCCACCTGTGGCGGGTTTATCGCTGGTTGCGGCTGTTGCGGTGTCACTGCCGGTGTCACTGCCGGTGTCTGGTCAGGATGTTTAACGAGGGCATCAGCCTCTTCTATCAGCGTGTCGGCTGCCTTCACGATACCCGGAGCGATAGACACCGCCCCCGCCGTCTCCATGGCGGACATCAGCATGTTCAGCCGTTCCGATGCCGCCTTTACTGCGTCCAAGATCGCCTTGTTTTCTTTGCTGTCAACCTCTGCCCGCTTCAATTTCACTTCGAGCTGAAGCATCTCTTTCTGAATCGCCTGCATTTCAGCGGCTTCTTTCTGCTTCGCGGCCTGCTCCTGCTGTTTGGCCTGTTTCTCTTGAGGAGTCAGGTCGTCGTCGATACCTTCCTGCCCTGTTATCTTCCTGATCCTGGCGACCATCTCCTCTTTGGCGTTCATATCGTCGTAGAGGTCAACGTAAATGTCGAGCATGGCGACGCCGCACTCCTGGGCCTTGCCGCCAACCTTAACGAGATTCTGGATGAGCTCCCCGAGTTCTTGCCGCATTCCCTGCCGGACCGTCTCGCGGTAATCCGTTTTTGATATCTTGAAGTCACCCTTGGCCCGAGTAATCGAATCAGTCGGTTTCCCCTCTTCGTCAACGGTGTTTATGGTGACAAACTCATGCTTCTGCTCTTCGCCGGTAATCCTCATCACCTTTTCGGTGTTGTCGAACTGCTCGACGTTGGAGAGTTGAAGTTCGCCGGCCATCTGCATGGCGAAGAAATAGTTATCGAACAGGCTGGAATTCTGGTTGCTTCCCTGCTGTTCAAGTGCTTTGATCGCCACGCCTGACAGGTCCCGTTTGCTCTGTCCTTGCTGCTCGGGGGTCACGCCTGCGATATTGTGCATGAACTGCTCGGCTTCCCTTGCAACCGCGGCTTCCTGCTGGGCCTTCGCCATGCCGTTCTCGAAGTGAATCTTCTGCCCGGAGAGCGCGCCGGCCGCTACTTTTGCAATCCCGTCAGGGCGCCGGTACTCGTCGGCAAACCGGGCAATCCCAGCGGGAGTTGATTCGTCGATAGCTCCCTGCTCGTAGATGACTTTCTCCGCGGACATCAGGAAGTAGGCTCGCATCTTCCGGGCGTTCACATCGTCCTGGGGAGAGCGCATGTCACGAATCAGGCCGTAGGGCATCCCGTCACGGTCCCGGCGATAGCAGAACACCGGCACCCATGAAAACTGGTTGTGATGGTAAGGAGTCGGGAAATCACGCAGGAATATCGAATTGCACCATAGGCCATGCCTCACGGTCATGCGTTTAGCATCTTCCAGGTCGGCGGACCCGTACTTCACCAGATGCTTGTGGACATCGTTATCGTCCTGATAGATCACATGGTCATAGGCTCCGTACTCTTCGCCCTTGATGTTCAGTATCTTCACCTTGTCGGGTATCCGGTACTGCATGTGGATGATCTTGACCCTGTTCCGGAAACCTTCGATGGTCTGGCCGAACGTCATGCCATAATCCATCGTGACCCCATCGGTCGCATCATCGAAAACGTAGGAGTCCTCCGGATTGTACGGATAACGGCTGATCGTGTCGATTGCGGCGTTTTCCAGCTCAGTTTGACGGTCCTCGAATAGAGCAACGGCAATGTCCAGGTCAACCCACCGCTCCATAAAGTAATAGCGCCAGTCCATCCGGTCGAGCCGTTTCCCCAGAGAATCCCACCACATATCCCGCCAGTCCATGTTGGCGTAATATAGCGGGTTCTCTGGATCGGCCTTGGCCCCGATATCTAGATGACCGACGCCGACCTTGGCAGCGTTGGCGAACACCTGGGAGCGAACGTAAGCCGCATAGTTCATGTCGTCGTGGTATTTTATAACTTTGGTCTTGGTCTTGGCGTCTTTATCGTCTGCTTTTTTGCGGGGGAGGACGTTGATATCGAAGCGGCTCTTTTGCTCGGTGCCGAGCGCCCAGTTAACTACGCCCTTTGTGATGTTCCATACCTGAACGGGCTGCTCTCTCTCTTCCAGAACGGCAAGTTGGTCATTGGTGAGCTGTATCCCGTCGTAGTAATCGGCATCTATGGCCTGTTGCTGGCGGTTGTCAAGGTGAGCGAGCCGAGCCTGACGCCGGTATATCTGCAATGTCTGCAGGCGTTTCTGCATCTCTTCTGATTCTAGCGGATGTCGTTTGGGGGCTTTCGCCATTATAGGGCCATCCCTGTCTTCAGTTCGCCTTCTTTGATGGTGAGCGGGGCTTCGATGACCTTTACATCGTCGTCCCTGTGAAACGTCATTTTCATGTCGAGGCCTGTTTCAGTCTCGGTCTCGGGAATCGGTAAGTTCATGCGCTGAATCTCGCGCAGTCCGTCCTGGATGAACATCAGGAGCTGGAATATCGCGGGCTTGTTTACAGGGATATCAAGGAGTTGCAGGCACTTGACGAGTGAATATGTGGTGCATCGTAGGAATTTCTCTTGAACATACAGACTGCTGGCCATCGTCAGGGCGGCGAATTCGTCGGTAAAGTCCCCGAACGGCCTCATTTTCTTTGCGTGAGCCATGTCGCGGAGCAGGTCGGCGAAGTCGTTAGAGTCTTGGACGTGAACATCGGCATTATCTTTGGGGTCGAGGTACTTCCAGCCGCAGGAGTCGGGAACCCAGAACGATTTCCCCTTGAGCGTCGGCTTGTAGATCATCATGGCCCGCTCGAACTTGGGCTTACCGCTCTTGTCGTCGGGGTCAACGACCTTGAGATGATGGAACTCGCGGGTCACGCCGCCTAAGTGTAGGAACCTGGCCATCAGCCTTTCCCCTCCTGATCTCGTTGCAGAGATTTCGCTGTATCTATGGCTTTGGTCATGTCCGCATATGTCATTGGTTTACTTGCCTCTGGAATCGGTACGAGCTTCGTTCTCAACCGAGCCATGACGATAGCGAAAAACTTGTTCTTGCCGTCGTCCTTCGGGTTCAGCCCGCCGATAAACTCAACGGTGTAATCTTCCTCTGCCTTCCTGACGACCTCTGTGAGCTTCGAGAATGCCAGCGAATACGAATCCCCCGAGCCGTAGAGGATATTGAACCCCTCCTGTAATCCGTCTCTCATCGGTGTAAACCTCCTGTGTTGGTCTTGTTGGATGTTTTTAAGCCGCTCGTGCATAAAAACCCCATCTTAAATGCCCGCAAGCTGCCGTTTCAACTTCGCTATTTTCATCAAAAGCCGCCCGCCTAATCTTAGCGGGAGGTTATTCACAACACGGGTCAGGCTTTCTATCTCTCGTTCGATATCTTCTTTAGACGCTATCGGTGTTACTTTATTTATATTCGTGTTACTCATCGTATACCTTAACACTTTATCGTATACAGCAAAGGTGCCGGTGTTACTTTCTAGTGTTTCGTGCCTCAACTGGTTCTTGTGATCTACTTTCCCCCTTCCCTTAGCCTTGGGTTTGCCCCTAAGACTCAAGGATTGATCCTGACACAATCGGGGTACTCGTTGTTCCCCTGGTAGCTTTCTTTGCCCCGCTACCCACGACAAGGAGCGTCAGAGTGCTTGCCGTGCTTCCAAGGCCACCCATATTTCAGGGCCGGAAGGTCCGGGTCGGAAGTAGTCACCGTTGCCCGGTATTTTGTTTCACCTTGACTTGGCCGCAAGGCTCGGCGGTATTCATCTGTTCCTGTTTAACGGCTAGGATCGGTTGGACGCCGGTTCATCCCTTTAAACGGCAAAAGCCCGGCTATAGCGGTCATATTCAACCGTATTGCCGGGCCATTTGTTCGAGGCTCCACCTACATCGTGGAGGCGAAGATGGAAGCCGTGATTATTTGAATGTCTTACTGATTATTAACTGTGAATCCCTGACGCCTCCCTGGTTGAGTTGGAATTTCATGACTACCTCGCCGGTATGATTGGCCGGTATTTCCTCCAACATTGCCTTCACTCTCTTGAGCAGGTCAAGAAACTTCATTCTTTCTCCGTATATACCGATTATTAGCGGCTGTCAAGAGATTTATTTCGCGGTCGGTTGGTCGGCAGCCTATCATATACCAGATATTCGAAGTGATCTCGATCTCCCGGCGGCACGTCCATGTGAGGGCAGATGCGGGTGACTTTGGTCGTTTTGCGAACCACGGGAGTCACAAAATCAAATTTGACCGGGGGTTTCTGTTGTGGTTTCCTCTTCTTGCCCGGCGAAGAAGTTTTTTAGTACAAATACAAACGAGTTCGACACATATTCAACCTGTACCCTTAAGTCCATTTCTCTCAACTGGTACTCTGGCAGTTCTATACAAATCGTTTTGAGTACCTTCTGCAAGAAGATGCTTTGAACCGACTCCCTGTCAGGATACATCCCGAACTCATTATAAACTTTAGGTTGAGCCATTGTCCACCCCCTGATAGAAACACTGTTTAACCTCATCAGGATAACAGCGGTTGCAGAACGGTTTCCCGCAGGGATTGCCCGGCCCGTGCTTGGCATGAAAAGACTCTTCGAATACGGGAACGTTGTCGGTATGTATCCGTGCCGCCTCTTTCCCATGAATATGCGGCTTCGGATTCGTGCAGTGCGGACAGGTGAAATCGGAGTTTGGTATCTTCATCCCCTTGCCGATACACTCAAGGGCGAATTCGAGGCCCTTGGCGTACTCGTACAAACCGACTGCAAATAGTTCTGGCTCTCTCGAAACGTCCCTCTTCTCCCATATCTCATCTGCGTGACTCTTCATCTTAAACCTCCTGTCGTGTGGTTTACCCTCCAAAAACTTCCCTCATGATATCTCTGATTTCTGACAAAATGGTGTCCCTGTCCTGTTCGTAGATCGCCCGTTCCAGTTTAATGGCGCGCTGTTTAATGTCGCCGTAAATGGCCTCTCGCAATGCACGGATAACATTGTCTAGCATCGGAGCGAGTTCCTCGGGTTTACAAAATCCTGTTTGCACCCACCCCACAGAGATGCAATACTCGGTCAGATCGTCATAATCGGGGGTTGGTCTCTTGTATTCTTTCTTGACAGCCAACATCGGAGAAAAACACACTTTCCTCTCGTGCAATAACTCCGCTCTCACCGCATCAATAAACTTGCTCATTGCTCTCCCTCCTGGGTTGCTTCGTTAAGTGCCAGTCCCTACAATGGGGGCACTTGTAACAGCGTACATCATAACCGCTCGCTCTCTCTGACGCGCCGGCCGCGCCGAGGGCTGATTTCTTCGTACTGTGCCGCCGCTTCCTCGCTACGAAGCAATGGCCTCCCTTGTTCGGGACCGGGCTCGGTCGAGGTCCCCCCTTCCTCATGACGGTCTCCATGTGCTTCGATACGGAGCCCTGATCACCTGGGCGGAGTGGCGCCAGTCAGTTTGAGCTTGCCCTTTCGCGGGGGTAATGAGCGCCAGGCCTTCCCCCGCTCCAATCAGCATATATTCCCCCGCCTCAACAGGGTGAGAGTACCGGTTCTTGTCCGGCTTGTCCTGGAATCGCTCATCACCGGTCACCTGCACGCGCTTGTAGCAATACCCGCCAGCTAAGCCTTTTCGTGTTACTTTCAGCGCAGGGGAGATTATCAGCCCGGGCTTGCCGTCGATCAACCGACTAAGAACATTGCCGAGCGCCCCGTGTCTGAGCGTTGGATCGTTGGACGGCGCTGGCATGGCAGTGAGCGGCACCCCTTCGTCTTTCAGGGATGTGTTAAAGATATCGAACGGCGTAGATTCGTCTGTCTGTGCCTCTGCCATCCCGGCCGGGTCGCCATAAGGAACCTCAAACTTGAATCCGGGGAAGGTGGCGGAGACGAACTGAGCGAATTCCCTGCCGAAGTTCTTGGCGCCCATGTGCTCGGTCACCAGTTCATGCGTCCAGATCCACCGACCATTGGGTAATCGCTGCCCGAAGATCGCCGCAGGGGTGAGCCCCCAGTCTATCCCGACTCGTATAGGTAATCCCTGCACCGGGTGCAGGGTTTCGTGGGAGCAGTGAATCGCGTCGATATACTCAGGGATGACCGGCCTGCCCTCCTGGACGAAACCTATCTGATTACAGTAATAAACCCGGATGTAATCGTCTTTCTTGCCAGCCATACGAGTTGAATAATAATCCGACTCGTTGAGGTTTTCGACGTTCTCAGCTCCAGGGTTAGGAGTGAACCGCCCTTCTTTCTCGACGAGACCGCCAGGCTGTACGAAGAAATCCCATCCAGGCGGAGGCTCCTGCTCCAAAAGATACCACCAATGATCATCGTCCATTGAGTTGGTATCCATCATCACGCCGCGGTAGGTACAGCCACCCATATCTTTCGGCGGGTACTGGCCAACGCGGTCGCCGAGCACGTCAATAACCACTTTTGGGATCTCCTTCGCCTCATTGACCCACGCGCCGGTCACTTCAAGAGACAGCAGCTTCCGAACATCCCGCGGCCGGTCGAGTGCTCGGAAAAGGACATCCATGTGGAGCCCTGGTAATCGTATCTCGTGGATCATGTCATTCGTGGAAATCTCTCCGAAATCATCAGGTGGGAAACATCGTTGCCATGTGGCTATTGTGGTATCACTCAATTCTCGGTACGTTGAGCGGACAACCACCCATCGGCTGTAGCGTGTACCGTCAGGTGCCGGCTTCTGGGCGAGAGCCCGCCTCATTATTTCGTTGCACATTGCGGTTGACTTGCCGGATCGGACAGGCCCGCGGACTCCACGGTAAAAAGCATTGGATAGGTGAAACAGGGAGAGGGTGTAAGTGGCGTTATAGTTAATCTTTGTTCCCATCCTTGGCACCTTTGGCCGCATCAGGGTGAATGTTGAAAGTGAATTCTATCGGGGTCCCGTCTTTGCCGGAAAGTTCATGCTCTTGTTTATCTACCCACCCAAAATTGTTCTTGAGGGCAAATTCTACACCATGAGAACTCTTGGCACTAACCAAGCTTTCTTCATAAAACATTTCTACTTTTTGTTTCGCGCGCGTAATCGTGTTACAAAACTCTTTGCTTTTATGCTGGTAATCTATGAGCCCTTTCCGTGTCAGCCCTAAATGGAGGGCCAATCCTGTGACGGTATAGGGTCTGTTTTGATAAGTCACTGTACTCATGGTCACCTTGCCATCTTTGTCTGTAGTTTCGGTAACTTTATCCACCCAACACGACTGGAAATAGTCTTCTGCTTTGGCTTCTATATCGTTCGCGGCTCTATATTTAACAGGTCTTGCCATTTTCCATCTCAATGGTATATGTTTTGCCTACGATAAAAAGAGTTATGTCCGATGCGAATTTTTGCATGTACGTAGAAAGGTATTCGTTTATTTTTGAACAAACTAATATCAGTTTTGGTTTAATCCCATGAGCAGATTCATAGACTATGCCATATAATTGTAACTGGGCAACTCCTGATATTATTTGGACAATCGAATTAGATGCGGGGACTTTGCACTCGATTAGATAATGATCTCCGCCATTAATCGCTAAAACATCTAGCCTGAATTTTGATCGTTTGCGTGGCTGGTTGAGCGGGAAGGTTATTTCGGTTACGATCTTGTCGAAGTTGACCCCAAAGATATTGTTAGCATGAGAAACGACAAATGATTGTAGCTCTGATTCTGTCGCGAACTCAGAATGGTCATATATCAAAGGGATCAGGTCTTTTTCCCTGTATGGGCCATCTGTGTATTCTGGCGGTTTTTTTGTGGTGGGTGCTTTCTTTGGCATGTTCTCTTTTTATACCTACTTGTAAAAAAAATCAAATATATTTTATTTTAGGGCTTGACATTCATTCTTATTTGTATTATTCTTCTTCTTAACAGATTATGAGGAGGTAAATTATGAAATGCCGCTGTAGACACTGCGACTTGGAATGGGATTCTAACCTGCCGGATGGACCGCGAGCCTGCCCTTCATGCAAGTCGTATCAATGGAGAGGGAAACAGGTGCAGGTTGAGCCGGGCAAGCGCCTGGTCCAGCCCTTAACCAAGGGAGGTAAGTGATGGACAAGGAAATAATTGAATTGATCGGAAGATACGGGATTTCTGGCATAGTGGTCTACAAGATCATGGATTTCCTTGAATTTGTAGCAGTATTCGCGCTGTTGGCATGGCCTGCCCGAGCAGTATGGACATGGTTCAAGGGAAAGGATATCTTATGAGCACTCTTAAGCTCATTGATTCCCTAGTCAACCTGGATTCCAAGATCGAGCGGGGAGTATCTGACGCTGAGGACTGGGCGGCGAAGCGGGAGACCGTGATCGGCTTCATGGTGCTGGCTGTGCTGGTGATGTTTATTCTTTGGGTAGTAAACTATTGAAATAAGGAGGCTATTGTGTGCGAATTCCCAAGCTGGATAGAACAAAAAGACGGAACGATCTTGTTCCTGACCGACAAGGATATCAAGCATCATCATCTTGAGGTCAAAGATTCCATCGGACATTCTGCGATTCGCAAGTTATATCCCGGTGCGGCAGGGATGGACAAAGAGAACTTTCCCGCGCATCCGTTCGTCATGAAAGCCCTTAAGTCGGGTAAGATGAAGGGGATGGCTGAGTACAAATTCGGGCCAAACTGGAAGAATGTAATTGGTGTTATAGAAAAAGCATCCGACAAATCCTTATACTTTCACGCAACCAAGCCAATTAATTTAGATGATCTGCAAAAAGTCGCCGACGCTTTCAAACCTTTCACGAAAGCAAAACTGTCTGTAGAAACAAAATCTTTCACCACCAGGGACGCTGCCTGGGACGCTGCCAGGGACGCTGCCAGGGACGCTGCCAGGGCCGCTGCCAGGGCCGCTGCCAGGGCCGCTGCCTGGGACGCTGCCAGGGCCGCTGCCTGGGACGCTGCCATCGACGCTGCCTGGGCCGCTGCCTGGGACGCTGCCAGGGACGCTGCCAGGGACGCTGCCAGGGACGCTGCCAGGGACGCTGCCATCGACGCTGCCAGGGCCGCTGCCTGGGACGCTGCCAGGGACGCTGCCAGGGACGCTGCCAGGGACGCTGCCTGGGCCGCTGCCAGGGCCGCTGCCTGGGACGCTGCCTGGGAATCAATC